ATGACAATATTATTGAAGAGAATTACACACAATGTTCAACAGGTAAATACATACATTATAGAACAACCACCTTGCAATCATAACATTACATTAGAACAACTGCTTGTCGAATTTGAAATAAAACCTACAGCAGTTATCCTTATCGACCTAATGAAGTTCCACCTGAACACTGTTGAACGTATGAATGAATTTGCTAATCGGATGCCCAGTGAGATCTTCCCACTATCATTACTTACTAAAATGCGCAATGAAGACATAGACGCTTATGGCTATCGTGATAAGTTTTCATTTGTACATGATTTTTATAAAGACAAACGTTCAGCATTTGAACGACTCTTCCAAGAGCCAGCACACGATTGGAAGATGAATAAGTACAAAACTGACGATCCAGAACGTATCTATGATGTTTATCTTGAGCAAGGCAGATACTCACATATGACACAAGTCTCGATGTTTGCTTAAATAAGAAGACCCAAAAAAGCCCTTCTAAGAAATTAATCTTGTGGAGGGCAGGGGAGATGTATCTTTATAAAATGATAATTTGATTACAATGCATTGTGATCTGATTTACCCAATAAACTATACATAACATAAAGACGATACCTTTAATCATGAAATCATCGGAAACTATCCAAAAAGGTATCACGTTTGATATAATTAAGTTGTCCCTAATCAGGTTTAATCCGGTGATACAAGAACAACATAATAGGACGGTAAAAGGATTGCCAAACTTTGGACGGTTGGGACAGCCCTTTTACTATTTACCTAACTAACAGGAAGCCGCCCACAACGGGCGGTTTTTTTTTGTTATTCGAGGCGTTTAGAGGTTTTGCTGCCCCGTCTAGATCATCATCACGCCACCCATTAATACGGGGGCTGGAACAATTACACCAGCTAGTCACGGAATATTCTAATAATATTTAGTGTAAATAACGACTTCTTACTGGAGTCGTTATTTTTATTTTGTGATTATTGTCGAATCCAGTATAATAAGCAGTACCAAAGAATCATTTTCCAAAATTCTTATATATTTATACAGACATTTCCTTTTGACGTGGTATAATGGTTAAGTATTCCACATATTATAGAAAAGGAAGTGTCTTAATTGAAAATGAAGAAGACAGCAATTATCCTTACAAGTGCATTGGCTCTAATGGCAGTAGCTCCCGTAGCTGCATTCGCCGCACCAGAAAACGTGGAAGTGCAAGAAGTTTCATCTCAAGCGAAAAGTAATAGTTTAGAAGGTTTGAATTTGATTGACGCTAGTAAATATATCAGTCAAAAAGACTCAGCAAAGGCAACAAAATATAAAACAGCAGATGAAGTCTTTGCCGCTCATGGTGGGACAGCAAAGCAAATTGATTTGTCCACCTTACCTAAAGGTACTGCTGTCATTAACGTAAAATCTGTAGACGAATTGGATGCATTACTGTCAGGCGTTTCTGGTTCTCTTGCTGGAGAAGATGTTACTATTAATGCAAATGAGTCAAAAGATACAAATGGCACTGGTACTACATCTAAAGTAAGTCCTGCCGCATATACTGCAACAATGAGTAGCAACATGTACGATGCAAAAACTTGGTGGGTTAGACTGTACTCAAATTACACAGCTAATAACACAGGCATTACAGACGTTCAGGCTTACACTGCTCTGAATGGGCTTGTAGTAGGTATAAACTGGAGTCAAACTTCTGCAACAAGTACCAAAATTACAAATAAACAATGGTTAACAAAAGGTTCTGGAACATATAGTTTATATGTGTTCATAAATGGCATAGGGAATATATACTCTGAAAGCGTAAATGGATCACACTATGTAACAGTAAATTAATAGGGTATTGGTGACTCTTGTAGGCATAATGAGAGTCACCAATATTATTTTGACACATCTTTTCTAAAATGACTGTCAATAAGGAGGATTCATGACAAATTCTTTTTCATCAATATTGACATACAGCATACAAACAATCGCAATTTTACTAATTATCTATTATTTGTTGAGAAGAAACAAACAAAAAATAGGTTGGGGAACATTTTCACTGCTGTTATCTCTTTTTGGCATATCTGTTTCTTTTGAATTTGGAGATTACATACTTGGTGATCATTTTTTTTCCTTTTTAGGATTATCCGCATGGTCTAATAATGACAACACTGGGTTTCACTACACCATTTTTCTATCCAGTATTTTCTTTATCCCTAGTTTGATCATTGGATACAAAAAACCTAATGATTTTGGAGCTAAAATTGGGAAGCTGGTTTCTAGTATATATTTAACTATAATAGTAATTACGCTTTTGTTTTTTATTTTTTGAAACACACAGTTCATTTCGTCTCAGGTCTCTGCTATAAGGGAGTGATGTTTTAACAATGAATGTCTATTTATTTGCTGTTCTTGTTTTAATCCTTGTAGGTAGCCTGTTGTTTCATTTCTTCAAAAAAAGTAGAGTAAGGGACAGCAAAGCTCCAGATAGTCACAATTGTAGGACTTATTGTTGCAGTTGCTGTGGGCATATCTCCTGTATTTCTTAGTGGACTACAGGCGTGGACGTGGCATACAACAGTCCTTATTGTTGGATGTGCATTAGTTATTGGTCGCATCTTGTATAGCTGGAGAAAAAGTAGCGGCAATAAAACGAAAAAAGGCTGAGGGCTGTAATTTAACTTTCCCTGTATCACATTACAATTGAATTGTTGTAAATGCCATAACACAGCGTCCAAAGCAAGAGCCTTCCTTTAATGGAGGGCTTTTTGTAAAATGACAAAATAATAACTAAAGGGGAACCCTCAGTATTAACGAGAGTTCCCCTTTAGTTATTATTTTGTTACAGGTGTGGCAGCTACCGATGTATCCAATAAGCGATTACCTTTATGGACTAGAATTTCGATCAACTTCAATTCTTTCTCAGTTGGTGTAACTTTCAGCCTACTCAACAATCCATCAACTGTTTCAACGGCTACCTTCTCCTTTTGTTCAAATGTCAAAGTATCATTGGAATAGTTATGTACATATTCAATTACTTCACTTGCCACATCTAAAACAAAATTAGCTTTGCCTTTATGCTGTTCAGCAATTGGAAGTATCTCTAAAATCAATTTGCCTACATCGACACTCCCAAGAATACTATCCGTATCACTCAGATTGACACCTCTCTTTTTAAACCAAGTAATAACCAATACGCCTAATAGCACAAACAACACTGTTCCACCAATAATATAAATATCATTCACTTTACATTTCTCCTTGTTATAAGAATAAAAAGAGACGATAATTATCATCTCTTTGAAAAACTGAATTATTTAATTTTTATCAACAACATGTCTCTCGACATTGAATTCACTAGAACGACCAGCAGAAAGAATATCAGTTCGTAAGCTCCTTTTCTTAGCCCAAGTTTGGCCTTCTTTGGGATTGGAGAGAGAAGGTAATTTCTTCGTTTTAACTGTCTGTATAAATCCCGGCTTATACCAAAGATCGCGCATCCTATACAAAATACGTTCTTCCTTATTACTCCAATTAGACCCAAACATTAATTGACCTAATTGTTCATCGGTTGGATTATTAATCCCTCGCACACTAAAGTATTTTCGTAAGCATTTCTGGAATTTATTAAAAACGGTTGCATCCGGTGTTAGAGGTAATGTAACAGATGAAACGAGAGTCTGGATTTCGTTTTTCCAATGTTGTTCATCTGCGACATTCTGAAGCATGGTAACGCCAGATTGCACATCTACAACGCCCTTAATAACATTGAAACGAATGATACATGTAGAACCTACAGACAATTTACAACCAGTAATCCTATTATGTAAAACAAAGTTGTATTTTAAATGTGAAGTATGGCACAATTGGCACATATCAGAAAAATCATCAGATGAAGAGTCGGCTATACCTTCAATTTCCCATTCTTTTTTGGCTTCTTCGAAATCACTAGCAGAACATCTTTCCAACATATTTTTGACGATTATGCCACTAGGGATTGAATTCTCAACCTTAGAATCATATTTGACAACAATACGCTTCCTGCTATTAAAATTCTTCAGTTTCTATCACTCTCCATACTATATTTAGAGATCATGTAACGTTTAATCTCCACATATAGTATATCCTAAATATTTCCGACTGTAAACGACAAAATAAGATATTTTATGTCGATTAATGTCGAAATGTGAATCATTTAAAGAATCCTTTGCGGTATAACACAGTAATTAACCGATAAAAGTCATAACTACCGCCAGAAGTCGTATCAACCGCTCCAGCGTTTTTGGCTGCAACACAAGCTTCCATTGCCCAATCTGGGATAGAATCCATTTGCAATTTGGCTGTCAATTCTTTTACTTGATCCTGTAGTGCTTGAAAATCTGCTTTTTCTTGACTTGTCATAGGTTGTTGATCATCCTCACTAATATTATTTTTAATCTTTCCATTCAATCTATCTAATTCTGCTTGAATCTGAGGGAGAAAGTTTTTCATTGCAGCGGCAATAGTGTTTCCATCACCCCAGAATGCAGTACCGGGGCAAGTTTTACTTGATTTGTCGGGAATAAAATCATTCAAACGTTCGCCTGTACGTGTAAACCACGCATGAAATACAATGTGATCTATATCAATTGGAAGGTTGAACTTCTCAGCTAAACAGGCGTAAAGGTGAATAATCGTCTTCTTTTGTTCGTCTGTAATGATATCTCCACCAGAATCAAAGTTGCCAACATTCTCGATACAGATACATTTATTATTAAAACCTCTGATCCCAGCAGGAATTCTATTCAGAGGTCTATCAAGGCTAATTGCAATTTGTCCATTTTCCAGAGTCGTAATATTCTGTCCAGTAGCAGCCCAACCTTCCGATAGGTGATAATTTCTCATTCCCTCTAGACATTTAAATGCGTCTTGTTGGGCAACTCCATTTACCATTTTCCTTGTGGAATAATTGGGTGAGGCTGTGTGATGAACTTGTAAAAATTGAATAGGGCGAGTAACGACTTGTTTCTTTAACCATTCACGGAATTCATCTCGCTCCATAAGTAAAAAGTTACCTTGTTGAATCATCCGAATTTTCCTCTCTTTCTTCTTTTAAAGCTTCATTTTCTTTTCCCTTTAGAATACGAATAGCATATTTAATCTGAGGAGGAAGATACCATCCCATTCTTCCGTAATTTTCAACCAAGCTAATCAATTCATTTCCTATGTAGAAATACGTTACACTCGCCATCAAACTCAATGCACCAGTTAGTCCGAGCATTATATCTACACGATAGAGCAAGCCAATAGTAAGAAACATGAAAACTTTTTTAAAAATCCCCCAAAATCCCTTACTTGAATTCCAGCCCTTTGAAATATCGTTGGGATTTTTTCTGCCTTCCACATAGGCTGCGGCTAATCCAGATGCATAATCTAGAAACACTAAAAAGGTTAAGACAGTCAGGGCTTCGCTCCACCCACCAAATAAAAATGTAAGCAGAGAGCCGCCTAGCGTATACAATAAAAATTTAACAACAGATTCAAACACATGATTTTCCTCAATTCTTGTAATATAAAAAGACTCCTCATATAGAAGAGCCTTTGTGTTGATTAAATATTGGATTTAAAATAATCACATATTGCTTTAAACAAATAATCTTTAGTTCGTTGTTCTCGTGGAAGTTGATCGTAGGGGAGGATACAAGGGTGAGTTTTATTCTCAATATCCTTTGTCTCGCCAAATATCCAACCATCTTCAATTTTTTGCTTCATCCAATTGTTGTGACTATATTCAGGAGTAGTATCATTTTCTATATGATATTTAACTCCAGCAATTGAACTTTCTTTTTGCCAAGATGGGGACTCGCTCTATTTATTTTGAGAATAATCTCCAATACTTTCGCAATATCCTCTGTTTACTTCATGACACAATTCCGCAATTTGATCTATATTCATTTTGTACTCCTTTATGTAAAATGTCTCTTTTATAAAATGTACCAATACACACCAGATGAACGTCCCTTGACTATAATAAAGCTGCTTAAGTCGCTAACATCTCTTTTTCTAATCTGAGCAACAGCAATTAAATCATTTGTTCTCGCTAACCTTGGATATAAGAACCCACCTAATTCTGGTCTACTAATCATCACTTCAGACTCAACGTTATTAACATTCTTGATATCTACAATCGAATCCAAATCACTCTTCTGACGAATGTCAATGGTTGCACCTAAATATTCACGATTCTTTACATATAGAGTACCGTCAACATCGTAAAAGTTTTTCACTTCAATATATGCGCCTAAGTCTGGACGTGAAATCGTTACATTGGCATCACGATAGTCATATGAAGGAACCTGAACAAATGAATCTAAGTCATTATTTCCAATAGCTCTGATAACAACACTGCTACCCAAATCTGGCTTATTTACAATCAAGCTGCTATCAATATCTGAAAATCTTATGCCTTGAACCATTAGACTTGACTCTAGATCGCTATTTACATGTTTAAATTTAGACACAGTTAAACTTGCAAGCATATCTGGTCGTGAAACAGTTATTAAGCTATCAGTTGTAGATTCTCTTCTAAATGCAACCGTAAGCTCACTTTCAAGGCTCATTTTAGGATCGACAGTCAATCCTGCTCCTAAATCAGGTCTAGATATTATCAAAGTTGAATCAGTTGCAGATGCTCCATAGCTGGCAACACTAATGGATGCGGATAGATCATTACCTTTGTGATACACAACTTTTAATGTACTATTTATGTCTGGTCTGGAGATTGACAATGTTGAGTCGGTATCATGCTGCATAAAGTCTTTGTACTTGTGGACATACAGAGAGGACGGGAGATAATTTAATCCGACATTGCTCTTTACAGTAATACTACCAGTTACTTCTTTTCTTCCAGCGCCATAGATGAACAGGGAAGAATTTAAATCAGCTCGTCCAAAGCTATAGTTTTGGCTTGTAATATACTTAAGCTGAAGAACAGGGGGCTTAAGCGATTCTCTTGTATTAAAATAGGTGGGATGTGAACTGTCAGACTTGATTATCAACCCATAATTGATTAGCGATTCATCCTGCCAACGCTTAACCAAGTCAAACACGTCAAATTCAATGTATTTATCCGTTCTGTTGACTGTATAAGAGTCCAATAACAACTCTGTTCCATAAGGCTTGTTTGCATATGTAATACCATACTCTCGCCACAGAGTATTAGGTTGGTACACTTTAATATCCGTGTCATCCATAAAGCTTCCACTATAATATAGTCGTAACTTAGCTTCTTCGAGCTTATTTAAGTCAGGAACTACAATTTTCAAATCACCAAAGTTCACAAACGATTCAAATTGTTCTATATCTGACTGCCCAATCATCATAGATTGTGTATCGCCATAGTTTACAGTTTGTAAATCTGAACGACTTCGTGTTGTAGCATCTTCAATAGGATTTAAATCTTTGACGACTCTAGGCGCTTCCATAAGCTCAAACTTACCAAGCAATCGGTTATGTGGTCTTACTTCCAGAGTAGCAGATAGATAGTTGACAGATGTTGATTCCAATACTGAATTGATTTCAGTATTACCTTTATATTTTATATCCAATCGACCGATAACATCTGCTGGTCGCTGAACACGTGCTGTAATCGTCGATTCTACAATTGTTTCACGGCGATAAGCAACCAACATTTCAGAATTTACTTCACTTACTTCTTGCCGATATAATACAAATTTACCCTCCATACGATTGGAGGGCGATTTTATAAATATTTCACCGCCTAAATCATTATATGCATCCAAATAGTCACTTCCTATCATCACATTGTATTGTGATTATACTGCTTTGTTTGAATTGATCTTGAGTTCAAATATGCCGTTCGGTACTGGTTTGGCCTCTATATCTGCAACAATTCTCACGTAAAATTCTTGGGTTTCTAGGGGGTTAGTCAACCCATATGTAATATAATCTGTTGCTAAGAATGGAGACTGTGTACGCGACAATTCGATAGTTACGCCTTTAGGTAGTATCTCTTTGTTTACTTCTAGCAGTAAATTATCGATAGGGTAGCCAAGTTGATTCTTGATTACAACCTTTTGATCCAATGTAGTCTGACCAGCGAAGATCATACCGAAGTCTAAATACTTAAGGATGCCACCAAATGTATCAGATAGATACTCTCCAGACCCATCCATAAACATTAGACCTGTGTATGTACCAGCAAATGTTGTTTCCCAATGTTCTGTCTTACCCCAATAATCTTTAAATTCAACACGTAGTTTATTGTCTTTGTCAAAGTACATGTCTCGTTCAGATATATTGAGATTGATATCGACAGGGGATGGGGCTAAACGAGTGAATGTTCCATCATTGGGGAAATACGGAAGATCATTAAGTAGCACTCGATACTGTACTTTACCCTTATCCTCATCATAAATTTGCCCAAGAATCTTTCCACTGTTGAAGGTTAACTGAATCGTTGCTTCTGTGTTTAACACATAAAAAGATAAATTCTGAAATTTAGTACTATCAACGTTTGATTTAATACCCAATTGAGTAACATCAATTTTTGTAGGATTAAGCGATTCTTGTTTCTTGTCTTCTATGTAATATCCAAATTTAATTTTGTTGCCCTGATTCTTAAAGTTACTATCAACCAGCTTAGAGATTTCTTTATAGGACATTGCTTGCTTCTTAATTGCGTTCATATCATCTATAACTTCAATCCATTTTCCATAGCGATAAGACTTCCAAGTCAAACCAGAGTCGAATGACAGCAAAAACTTTGCATTGTCACTAGCATTCTTGATTACAGTGATTGCCTGTAGGGAACCGGGTAGAGTGAAATCATCGGATTGCTTAATGAATTGGCCTACAGGTAAAGCACCAAGCGAGAGATTAAGTGGATTATTTGATTCGTCTGTCCACGTTACAACTTCATAATTATTTGAGATATCATCCAATGGGGAATAATTGGCAGTATACTCTAAAGAAGCTGTTGTCTTAGTTAATTCATCTGTGTAATAGAGAACATCAATATTGTCACCAAGTTCATCATATAAAGTAAAAGGTTCGGTTTCTAATGTAACAGTCGATTCAGCCTTTTGTGGATCATCTGTGTATTCAATAATACTAATTTCTTTATCTTTCCATATCTCGGCAAGAGTAAACGGGGGAGCTTCAATAATGAATTGAGCAGATGTTGTATTTGGATTATCTGTGTAGTAACATAATTCTACTTCACCTTGAAGTTGCGACCACGCTGATTCTGGAATTATAGAGACATCGTTCATCCCATAATCCAAAAAAGACTGTTCATTCGCCATACTGGATAGAATTTTCCAATCACCGCTGCCGCTGTCATAATAAAAGAAATTACTTTCATTAAAAACTAAAAATTTTTCATTAAAAACAAATCCCATCATTTCTATGCCGTATATATTGATTACCTCAGCTACATTATTTCCTTTTACTCTAACTCTGTAGCTTGTATAAAATTCGTCGGTAGTAATTGTAAACGTCAATTTACCGTTATTCACTTTCCAGTCTGAGACCGAATAATTACTTTTTGTATCTAATACTACCCATGTAGTTTCATTATTACTGGCTTCAAACACCCAAGAATTAGGAGGAGCATTACTTTCTACACAATAGAGTGAGTATGCTCCTAATAGTACAGGTTTCGTAAAAGTATAGCATACCCAAGTATTTGTGTCCCTGTAAGTTCCATAGAATGTATTATCATCTCCATCGAAAGCTTTATACCCATAATAAACACCGTTGGCAGTTGAATACGTGACTTTACCTTCCGGGGCCGTATTGGATGTCATCTTTGGTATTAAATTAACAAGTTTCATAAACTCATCTCCTTTCAAAGTTTAAATAAATCAATCATTTTATTTTGAATGATTAAGTAATTGTTACTTTTTTAATCAGTATTTTAGATGTATCTAATCTTTGCTTAAAAACTTTTCCCGATCCCATTTCTATACTATTAGTTTTGAGTTTGATTGAATTGTACTTATCTTCTAGATTGACTACATCTCTTTTTTTATATCCATACTTAATGTAATCACTCTCAATCGGTACTGTATTAATTAAGACAGGAACAGAGCTGTAAAACTGAACCATAGAAATTCCCACCCGATCAGATATCGTTGTTGCTTTTGTTGTCTCTAATTTGTAGTAAATATAGGGATCAGAATTAACTACACCAAAAGATTTAATATTGGCAGTATCAGCCTTTTGATTAGTTCTTTCATCAAGTAGTTTCCAATTTACCCCATCATTTGAACAGAGAAATTTAAAATCTACTAGGCCAGCTATAAACTCATATCTTCTCACAATTGTTGGGGGGTTAAATTTGTAGCCTATATATACAGGCGATGTGGCAGTCGGAACAAAACTTGAGATGTATTTGGTCGTATAATCATCATCAAAAGATCGCCAAGCAATGTTATCATAATAAGCGGAGGAACTGATAGCAGTTCCATTGGTTCCAGTGTTTGAATTTAATTTTGGAACGAGGGCATTAAAAATAGCTCCACAAGAAACATTGTTCTCAGGGTCTATTACAACGAATCTATCAGAAAAAGTCATTGTGTAGGGATTAAATCCGTTAGGTGGCGAATATGTAAATGGTACTGCTCCAAAATTAAAGGTAACTGTTTTTGTATCTCCATTTCCACCACCAACATGTAAAGGACAAACTTCTCCCATGTTTTGTAGATCGGTATGTGATATACCCATGCTGGTTCCATTTTTAAAAAACTCTAAAATGTAATTATCTAAGTCTAAAGCAATCCCAATGATATCTCCAATTCTCCAAGCCGCTCCATACAATATGCCTTCGGGATATTTGTATCCGTTGCTCCCAGAATAAACTCTTAAAGCTGTGTTTCCTGCTATGGCACTATTCTGTACATAACTATTACTTGCCACACCAATAGAAGACGATGTGTTGCCGCCATTAAACTTCACTTCCCAATACCATTTTCCCGAACTCTTGCCAACAGTAGCTTTAATACTGAAACCATAAAGATTAGTAAGAGTTAGATTTCCATTTGACAAGGTATTGCCAATGCTTAAATTATCGGGATTTAACGTCACCTTAATGGATTCCATCTTCAGTCTCCTCTCATTCGAATTTAATTGTGTTTACCTTTTGTTTATTTAGATCGACTCTATGTCTAAATACTTTACCCGAATCTAGGACAGTACTCGAAATCAAACTATTACTGTATCTATTTAAACGAGAGCTAAGGTTTAATGCATTGTCAAAATTCATTCCATAATTCATAAATGAATTTTCGTTGTTATCTGATATTGAAATTAGACTTGGTATATTTAAGAGTTCGAACATTTTTAGTTCCCCAACAGTAGTATAGTCTGTAGCTCCGTTATTTGCTGTCCAATTCAATCTATACATATTAAAAGATTTGATGTTATCAATTTCAAATACCTTGTCAGTTGTAGGAGTTGTCCAGCTCTGTTTTGTTTGTCTGTCTAAGATTTCCCAATTTCCATTAAACCCATCAGTACTATCATTGCTGCCTTCAAATATCCAATTTCTAGGTAAACGATTATAACTATTCAGCGTCCCATTTCGAACGGCATATTTAGCAATAATTTTAGGTGTTGTAAATTTATAACCTAAGAATCCAACACCGCCCGAACTATAGGTGGCGCAATAACCTTCGAGTTCATCTGTTTGGTTGAATGCAAGGTAGGCTTCATTGACCCCCATCGCACCTTTTGAAAAAGCCAATCCAGACGTGGCGTTGTTCGTCATTTTAGGAATAATTGTTGTATCGGAAACTTTTTTTGAAGTAGTAGAGAAGAATTTATTGTTTGATGAAAGTATTACTTTAATATACTTTAGGGTACCCCAAGCAAATTCACCATTGTATACGCCGTTCGTAGTTGTTTCTGTGGATGGATTATAGTCGCTGTCAAAGGTAGTGACTATATTACCAATATCAGAGGTGAAATTATTGGCTATTGCACAATTAATAAAGTCACCAGTTGTTACACGTGCATTCGTGTCCTTGTCTAGAAAGGTGGGTAGAATGCAACAATTCACGTATTCCAATTTTACAATGGTTGCTCCACTCGAATTACCTGAATACATCAAATAATTAGTAGGAGAATAAGGAGTTTTATCCCAAACGCAGTTTTGAAAAGATAGATTAAGTGTTGTCCCATCAAACAGGTATTCAAATATTCGTGCGTCTCCAGCACTACTTTGTTTTTGAATAATTAGACCAATAATTTTATTTAACTTTTTCATAACTATAGTGCCACCTGAAGTGCCAGTTAGATTTAATATTACTCGTTTAGTTTTATCTCTTAGAGTAATAGCTGCAATAGTGATATCGTAATTAGTATTAAATATGGATGTAAGCTTAGACTCAGTGTATGTTCCTTCTTTTGCTATATAAATCAAGGTATTATCCATAGTAACGGAAGATACTGCTTTTGATATCGTTTTAAATGGAGAATTAGCAGAACCACTATTTGCATCGTTACCTGTCGTGCCATCCACATATAAAACTCTGGAGAACGAATCAAGAAATCCACCAAAACTAGGCATTTTTTATCACCGTCCTTTGAATAAAATTGTTATTTTACTGTAATGCCTGTAATGTCAAAATACTTCTTTATGTCAACTGTGGATTTAAATACTTTACCTGAACCCAACACTCCATTGTCACTCATAGATTGATTGATCGTTTTGGCATTTCGACTTAGCACATTTAAATCATCCATCCCTTTTGTCGTAAAGGTATCTTTAGTGGGGATAGTTGTAGCAACTGTTTGCCACGTTCCATTTAAAAATGTTTTGTATGTACCCTTATCATTGATGAGGTGTTTTTGCATATATTCCTCCTATTTTTGAACACTAGATAGAGAGTCGATTTTTTTCCAAATAGTTTTATCGATTGTTTTTCTATATAAGCGCCCATCTTCTGACCAAGATGAGTCTACGACATAATCAAGAGTATAATTACGTTTCATCTCTAGATAGTCATTAGATGTATTCAAGTATTCATTGTTGTAGCGACCATCATTGAATTCATCTACAGTAAAATTTAGATTTTCGGTAGGAGAACTGAATAGTTCAATTTTGATACGTGCATATGTATTTGTAGGCGACTGGATAGAACCATCGATACCAACTTCCATATAAGGAGACCATTCGATACCATCAATTGAGGATTGCGTATAAATTTTAAATGTTGAAGTTGTGCCGTTAACAATTGTATTCTTTACAACTTTCTCAAATGATTTAATCTTATCGGCAATTTGAATCATCTCTGATTGCCAAGATCCAGATGAGGCATAAACTATCTTGCCTGCGTCACTTTTTTGCAATTCAACTAGCTGAAGTTTGCCATCTTTATAAATCGTGTTATCGTATTTACCTTTTGATAAATCTATTGGAAATCCTATTTCGGTTATACTCATTTATCTCAGCTCCCAATTTAGATTGTTGCTCATATTTGCTAGTAGGGGAGCATGTACTTCTTCAGATACGAGTCCATTATTACGGATAATTAATTTTCCGTCCAAATTCTTATCAGAAGTGACCTTGATTTGAAAATATATAGCATCTCGAAAAGGAATGGAGCAGATACATTGAAAATTAATGTTTACGCCTTCTAATTGCATTTGTTTTTTGTAGCCGATGTTATATTGCTCTACTCGACTAGCGAATCTTCCGTTTTCTTCTCTCGTTAGCAGATTAGCATCGCTTGAAGCGTCTTTGTATTGAATGATATCGTTATACAGGAAGGTTCGCCCTGTTAGCGGATATTCATTTTCTTCAGTTGCATATGAAATCATAAAACGATGACCATTAACATTGAAGATACCGTTAGCTACATCGAAGTAGATTTGTGATCCTTCGCCAATGTAACCAAAGGCAAGTAATTTATCTTTCTCGATAGAGGCAAATTCATTATGTTTGTTGTTGTGTGTGTCGTATTCAAGAAGAGATGTTGAATCCCAGTAGTCAGCCACCCAGATGAACTGTTGAAAGGGAACGGGCGAACGACTGTATTGCATATTACCTAGAATCATATGTAACCTCCCTAAAACTAAAATAGACAGGGAGATTATCCCTGCCTCAATGATTCGTTACTTCAATTTAATCTTTTACACATATCTGTAAGAAACACGCAGCTTAAAATTCTGTTTGCCGCTTGAAGCATCCAAAGGTACAGCACATTGCAATGTAACAGTTACATAGTTACCTGCTGCATCCAATGGTGTACCGTTATTAGCTACACCTAGAATTTCTTTGGCTCCCGGCTTGAATGGAGTATCATAAACTGTACCATCCCAATTTTTCGTTGTGCTTCCAGTTGTACCGATTGGCTTAGAAGCAATTTTACCAATCTTTGAACTATCTTGATCAAGGTCAGTCTCCTGTAAAGTATCCACTTGAGCATGGAACCAACTATTTTTCACTACTTCTACTACATTACCAACTGTATCACCTGTACCACCCGTCACGTCACGAGTGGTTATTGTGCAGTCTTCCATTTTTGCTACGTCTGTTTTACCTGTGCCTTTTGTGGCATCATATCTGTTGTTCCAAATATTGAAAGTAAAAGGTGAAGATTTAGTATCCGCATCAATAACACCGAAATCTTGTGTAATTATTTCAGTTGCATGCGTAGAATTTCTCCATTCAATCACTGGTTGAAGACCCATATGTATCACTCCTAAGTTCTAACTGTTATTGTTACTGTTAAATTCTGAATATTAATTCCATTCTTAATTGTGTTAACTCTAAAAACGTCTCCTGCGTTTACGGTCTTTGCTTTGACTTCTAATGTCTTGTCATCGAAATGCTTTAGTGCTTCAAAGTGAATCTTTTTATTTAAGATACTAGTCCAAGTATTTAAATCTCTTGATTTCTCTATGTCTAGTTCTGTTTCTGTATCGCCCTCTACACCTAAGTAAGCCTTAATTTCTACAATCTCTCCATTGAAAGGGAAGGCTGCTAATCCGAATGGTTCTACAAATACATAAGAATCCTTGCATAGCACAATAACTCTATCCTGTACTTCTAATGGAATATCATTTACCTTTTCAAGCAATGCTACCGTCATTAGCCCATCTTTATCCTTGCTAACTGGCTGAAGATTGTCTCCAAACAGGTCAATTGGTATCCAGCGATTACCATCATAGCGATATCGAATGCCATCTTTTGTAGTTTGAACTGTCCAACCAAGTTCAGGGTGAGGGTAAGTAGCAGTCAGTTCCTGCATATCTCTGACGTAAGGTTTGAAAGCAAGTCTTGTGGTTTTATATGCATCTATTGCATTGTTAGCTGCATTGTTCGCTAAATCTGCTGCTTGATTGGCGTTGTCTGCTGCTTTTTCTGCTGTGCTTGTAGCAACTTGAGATTGTCTAATAATTTCTTCGAGTCTACCAATTGCTAATTGAGTGTCGTTTAGTCGTTGATATGCTTCGTCTACAATATCTTGTAGAGTCTTCACAATGTCTGGATGGCGTTGCACCATAGCATATATACGTGATGCAGGTTGCATAACTAAGCCTTTGCCCATGTAGCGACATAGCTTTGTCGTACCTTCTAGCGAGGGATGGACTTGGATTGCTCCAGTCTGATATTGTACAAGAAACTCATTTTCATTTATAAATGGTCTGTTTTCAAACACTTGCTGACTAATCTCTGTTAATCCAGCAATGGAAACACCGTGAGCAGAGGAAGGCAGTTCAAACAATGTTATAAGTCCATTCATAACAGGCAATGAATCAGCACGATTAATAAATGGATCTTCAGGTGTCCCCTTGCGAGTAATCATTATTACGGGATCATTTAACTCTAAGTAAGTATGTAATTCTGGCAATATTTCACCTCCTCACTAGCTTGAAATGTTTAACTTATCATTGCCAGTTTCAATCGTAGTGTCTGTATTTAGCATAGTTTTGACAGTAGAACCTATGAGTGCTACAGCTTTACCATTATAAAAAACCTTCTGGCTACCAGTTGCTATCTCACCATTTCCGCTACCTGATGTACCGGGAGAGATAGAAGTAATGTGACCTTTTGGTGCTCGTGGAGGAGGGTTAGCTTCCCAACTTTCAGCAGTTTTATCGCCAACTGTTGCTAGGGAAATGCCATTCAAAAATATTTTATTGGAACAGACAATTTTACCAATCACATCGGCATTGGTATTGCCAGAACCAGGCGTAGGTCTATGTCTTCTGCCTTCCTCATATACATAATTAAAGTGTACATAGTCCTTTTTTGTTGATAGCTTTATTTCAGAACCATTCAACGCTACTCCAGCCATATGACACCTCCTTAAATTCTCTTATATTGATACCTCCATTTGATATCTGCATCTCCATCAACTTTGAACACATTCTTTCCGACAGGTAAACTTAGGTAATTGTCGTTGAAATCTTTATACCGATAAGTTACAGCAAGCGTGGTCTCAATGTCTTGACGCTCGTTGTTTACATACACCGTTTCACCATCCACAAGTCCAGTAAACCTAAACTGCTCGTTATTACGAGATGTGTTGGTCATAGTAAAATCACCGCTACCAACTTTAGTGATCCATATTTCAGGCCGGCAAGGGAGATCGCCTTTGTTGTGAAACACAAGTACTGGTTGAAAATGAAGTGTGGTATTGGGATCAAAGAAGGGGCGAATAGAATAGTCCGTTGTCTGAATAATTACGCGAATACTCAATTTTGTATTGTAGAGAGGAGTATCTTCATTTATTTCAGGTATTTCTCCACCGTTAACGCAGTTACGCCATTCAGACCAATTGCGTCCATCGTCTGACTTACGAGACTGAACAACTATCGTTGATCCTTCAGGTTGTGTCTGATTCCACGATATTTTGCTTAATGCTCCATCGGTTACAACAGGTATAGTGACTGTAGGATATGTATAGATGCCATTTTTATTTGTGAGCGAATTCCAAGTAGCCATAGTTATTCAATCTTCCCATAGGGTCTAAAGTTAGATGCTACACCAGCTTCTTTCCATTTCAACATCTTATAGCTTACCCAAGAAGCATTTTTATCGTATGTTGTTTGACCATCTGCCAATCCCCATGTAGGTTCGACGTCACCTGATTCACCAGCTTGGAGACAAACATAAAATCGACCATTGTCAATAGTGGGTAATACAATATCATCTTTTTTATATTGAGTTGTTGCTTGCCAAGTGTTACTGCCACGAACATCGCCAAATTCTATTCTCACTGATACTGGAAAGACAGGTTCAGTTAAGCCAGAGTACCCTGACTGGATACATTTATAAATATGTCCATTATCTATAGCAGGAACAATTAAATCGCCATTGGTATATTGTTTGAGTTTTTGCCACGTTGGGGCGCTAGTACCAGTTCGAGTATTTACCCATCCGATATACTCGCCAGATTTAGGTGTTTTCTTATAAAATCGTTTTGCGATGGGATATGTACCAGATAGGGGAAGGGAGTCAACATAGTCATCGCTGTCATCATCTAGTTTTTGAAAATTGTCAGCTAATTCGTTTAATGTATTTTCGATATCATCTGTTGCAAAGTTGGGCTTTTTAAGTCCTAGTTTAGTTGTCGTTGTTGACATAGGCATTCTCCTTTCTTATTTAATTTGAAATTTCATACCACTTCTTCCCACGAAATTCAGTCCACATTGTCTTATTCGGATTCAAGGTAAGTTTGCCATTCTCGATAATAACTTTGTTTCTCTCACCGTTAGTATTGTTTACCTGTACATCGAATGGCTGGTATCTCCATTGGTAAACTGGTGGATTATAAATAGAAGAGTAAGCGTAGGGAGCATCGCATCGAAAGGTAAGTGTGATATATCCTTGTCGAGCACAATTGTGGACCAGATTTATATCGTCCACACAAATCGCATAATATATTTTTTCTGGATCATCGGAAAAGAAGAGGGGTTGATAATAAGATTGTTCAGTCAGCCACTTAGCGACTTCTCTAATTTTTACGTCATCCCAAGTATCCTCAAAAGCAAAGGATACATTAAACTTTAGCGGCTCTTTTTTTGTTTGTTGGAAGTATGGCTTGTTCCTGCCTTTGATGGATACTTCGTTAATAGATCGAGAGGCAGCGAAAACTTCTTCTTGCATACCAGACGACATATTAACGTTTACGATTCCGTAGAAATCGGATTGAATACCAGCATAAGAAAAGTAGAGGGATTCGCGTATTGTCATATTTATCACCTCCATATTAAATTTAGGCATAATAAAAAAGCCTTATAAATAAAGGCTTTTGATAGGGGAGAGTCTTTATAAAATTGGGATTTTACGGACTGTTCTGGTCTAATAAAAAGATGAGTTATTGAGGGATATTTCAAGTTGAAATAAGCCTATCTAATTTCACTTAAATCATCTAAAGTTTTTTGATTTTTTTGCTGGCTTTTTTCAATAGATTTCAGTAAAGTATTTAGAAACATGTTCCCCATATCTAATAGGCATCTTACCTACAAAACTTTTCATGATTTCCTGTTGTTTTTTTACTCAATCCATTTTGGGATTTTTTGGGATGAGTTTAGGTTTCATTTCTCCTCTTTCTCGTATTGTAAATACTCCAAAAGGTGTGATAAAATATTGCCAAGAAGTATATACTAAAAAAGAGCAGGATGCGCTAACATCCTAACTCTTTTGGCAACAGCCGCCTTGAAGAGCGGTCGGCAGTGTCTTGGTACAACGAAATAGACCGTTTACCTTTCCACAGGGCGGTCTATTTCTTTTTGTTTTGATTCAATGCAATAACAATTGTGACGATCAATCCGATCAACGCTACGATCAGCGTACCGAACATCATCATTAATGTTAGAGCATCTTTAACCTCCACAGGCATCACCTCCCTTCGGGGAGACTAGCCGACCGCCCATCTAAGCCATTCTGTTGTTAAGAAATATTATACCATATTGATAGATAAGTGAAAATGATACATAAGGTGCGTTAGTTTTTTGGAATTATTTGGATGATTTAAAAGAAGATTCATTGTAATCTTTCTGATTCTGTTCTTTTTTCCATTCCATAAACTGATTTAACTCTTTGTTGTTCATTTCGTCAATAGATTTTGAATCAGGAGTGCTATTGTCAACACACGAAGAAATTAGAGAGAATATCCCCAACACAAAAAGAATAGTCGCTAATAACAAAATCAGTTTGAGAAAAAAATTTTTATCTAAACTTAATTTAGGTTTTTCATAACCTATTGTGTCATTCCGCTGATCATACAGTAAATTTCCACAATTGGCACAATGAGTTGTACTATTTTTATACTCTTGTTCACATTTCAAACAACGGAACATAGTAAAATTCCACCTCTCAAATAATACCAATAGTTTACCATGTCTTGGGTAATGGGTCTATAGTATTATGAGAGAGGAGGGGAATGGGAGACTAGATGAACAAAGCCACTTCTCCAGATGTTGAATATTTGCCTCTTGATACATAGGTGTCGTAAATTAGTTCAGGGTCATCCGTTTTGAAACGGTTGAGTTTCCAAGCTGGCATATGTTCTTGGAACAACTTTTCTAAAGCTGATTCCTTGTCACGATAATAGTCGAACGCAAAAGTTGCTTTGTCAGTGTAACCATAAGCATCAATGTGTTCTTTTCTCATTTTGACCAGTAAGGATAGTTCGTTTATGTCAGATGTTTTACGTTCAAGAAACTCATTTAGTCGTTCAACAGTGTTAAGCATAAACTTCATTGTATCGATTAGCGATATTGCCTTTGGTGAGATATCGAGATAGTAGCAGACTTGTTCTAGTGTTAGATCAGGATGATAGGGAATTCTCCGAGTTTGTACAGCCACAGCGTTTACGATTGACATATGTATCTTCTCCTTTGTATTTGGATTAAGATAGAGCAGGGGAGACAGGGACAGGTAAGATGTTTAGTTGGGCAAGTTTTTCGTCAAGTATTTTTTCTATGTTGTCAAATTCGGTATACTTGATTCGTATCAACGGGATGTTATGTGATTTGCAGTAGTCATCTTTGATCTTGTCTCGTCTTCTTATATTGTTAAACGTTTTTTGCCCACCCCAATATTTAACAGGTTCGTAATGTTGTAGACCGTCAAATTCGATTAATAGAAGGGGTGGTAGATCTTTTCTCTCTAATACAGCAAAATCAAATTTAAGAGGAGTGCGATCCCTGCAATCCTCAAATTCAAATTGAGGTACATAAACATAGTTATTATTAGTCAAGTACAAACGAATCCGTTCTTCACCTTTTGATTCTGATTTCTTAGGTGGTCTACATCTGGGACAACGTGAACCTCCTTGAATCAAGTTAGAGGGAATAGTTTTGTAAACATGTCCACATTCAAGATGTTTGAGCTTTACCCTGTCTGAATCGGTAATGTATTCGCTGACTAATTGATACTCTCCTTCAGTCAACAAGTTAACTTGTTGTGCGAACACTTTGGTGTCTTTTTTACAGTAACCGTGACAAATAGGACAGGATGCCTTTTTAAGAAGGTTGTATGCCGCTGTTTCAAATTCACAGCCACACTTAATATGCTTTATCTTCATTTCTGACACTGTGTTGATATATTTACTCAATATTTTATAATCATCGAAAAAGTTAGGTCTTCTTGAATTTAGAACGTTGATAAACTCTTCATGACTATAAGAAATTCCACCCTTGCAAAAATGACATCTTTTTCCCCTTAAAAATGCCGATGGAGTAGTAGTGTAAGATTTACCGCATTTTCGGTGTTTTATACTAACATTAGCTCTGGCATTAATATACTCAGACATAAGCTCATATTCATTTTTAACTAATCTATACATCTCGTGTTTAAATTGTTCAGTAGTCTTTTTCTGATTCCCAAAACAAATTGGACATCCAGTATTATATTTTACTCTAGTATACACATTTGAACACCAGCTATGACCTTTACTGCATTTCCAAGCTACTTTAGCAGTAGAGGTAGCTAGTACTTCAGAAGGTTGGATCTCATTTTTATGATAATCCCATTCAACTAATAATTCTGGCGCTCTACTCTCTAAGGAATTGGTGTGATTTATTTTAGTGCTACTACAATACGGACAGCCACGCCCTTTATGCCTTTCTTTTGGTGTTTTCTCATAAATACTTTTGCAATCTGTACAAATCCACTCATATTTTGTATGACTTGAACAATACACTTCGTAGGCTGAAATTTTGTTCTTGGTAATATTCCACTCATTAACTAACGATGGATTGATATAACCAAAAGATCTTTCCAAGGGAACATTTCTCTTCCGGGTTATTCCCGATTTTTTGTTTGAGCAAATTATACATCTGTCCTTTCCGTCCCCGTTAATCCTGTTTCTAATAAGTGATCCATAGCCAATATTTTTAGTTTCATGACCGCATATATCACATATTCTTGTAATTTTATTTATTCCACTGGTCAATGAAAGGTCGGAAACCTTCGCTTTAATCTTAGTTCCTTTAGCAACAGATGTTCTGCCTTTCTTATCTAGCCTTCTAGGAATATGATATCCAAGATTCTCGTAGTATGAAATTGTTGTAGGATTCAAAGTGACTTCAATATATTCCTCTTTAATAGCCAATTAGATTTGTCCTTTCTTATATAGGTTATATAACTAATATAACTATACGATTGTCTGTTGTCAATATAAGATATATAACTTAAAATACTATGTATCGGAGGTGTGTTTAGTTTGGCAATTGATAAAGATAAGAACACTCAAGTTCTTGTGACTTTTCCAAATGAATTGCTTGATGAAATTGAGATGTTCTGGCACGAAAACAAATTAAAAAATCGTTCTGAAGCAATTAGAAAATTGATTGAAATTGGATTAAAACAGAAGAGCACAGAGATGTGACGTTAACTTAATGGTGTATAAGACAAGAAAAAGAGCCTTTAAGAGGCTCTTTTTGCTCAGTTTGTTTATTCATTTTTACTTACATCATGTAAGCTTCAAGAACGATATAGTTAGAACTTTTTTTATCCAGAAGATCAATTGGTCTTTGTCCATTTTTATTCTTGATATTAGCATTCGCTTTATAAGTAATGCCAGTCAGTTCCCCTAAATAAAAGTTATTTTTATCTAAAATACTCTCATGCAATGGGGAATTTCCAAGTGAATTAACAAGGTTCACGTTCAACGCATTTTTCTTAATCACAAGGTATGTCGCATAATCATTCTTGCGAATTACCCAGTGCAGAATCGAATCACCATTTGCATCCTGTGAATTAATCGTTAACTCGCCACTAGCAATGGCTGCTGCAATCTTCTCTGAATCCAGCTTATCTCCTTTTGTATATTGATCCACGTTAAAAGTTTTTCCTCCTGACTTAACCGCTGTTGTTGCTGGCTCACTTTTTGTAGTTGTTGTAGCTGATGGAGTAGAGGAGGGAGTAGAAACCGTTCCATTACTTTTAACTAGCTCAATTTTACCGCCACTGGCGCTTGCTACATTATAGCCCATTGCTGAAGCCGTATCTCTAAGAGGAAGATACGCTTTACCGTTCACATTGATCGGGCTGTCACTGAGCTTTGCTTGTTCTCCATCAACTATGATCTTGGTGGGTGTCAATGTTGCTTTTAAATATGTACTTGCTCCTGCTACGCCACTAACTGTTACTGCAACACCAAATATTGCACCAGCAAGAAACGTTGGAATCCGCTTTTTCATTGTATATCCTCCAAATATTCGATTAGCATATGTTTTTACACATACTTACAATATATATCGGATAGGAGGGAGTAGAAGTTTATAAAAAATATAAAAGACCCTCAAAAATGAGAGTCTAAACAAAGCAATACTAAAAAGTTTTTTTAGCATCAATTGGTTTTATTTTAACAAATCCATTTGCGTCACACTCTAGATTTAGATTGTTACGTAAATCAATGGATTCATTCTTTTTAAGTCTGTTAATCATTGGTGTATCAGAGAAGGGATTAGCTAACTTTTTTCTTGTCAATGAGTTATTAGCTTGTTTGACAGTACTTTTCATAAGAAACCCTCCTTCCCTTACGATTATATCACACTTTATGGGAACATGCGATCTTATAATTCCTTGATGAATTTAGCTAATTGTTTATAAGCAGCTTCCTTTTGATCATGAATCTTGAAACATTTTGTGATTCTTGATGCTCTTACCGTCTTTTTCGAATGGCTGTATCCTTCGATTTTCCATTTTCCTGAATCTTCGCATAGACTCAGTGTCTTAATGGTCTTATCACCTTCAAGTGACCACTGCTCTTTACCATCATTAATTGAATATAACCAATCAAGATTATCTGAAACAGCACTAATGCTATTCATTAGCTCCAATACGCTTTGGTATCTTTTATCAGGATCAACTTCCAAAGCTTTTTTAATACTTTTCCTCAAGCTGTTCGGTATATGAGGAAGAAATTTGTCTCGTGAAGGAAATGTTCCGTTCATAACATTTTTCTGAGTAAGAGATGTACATTGTGAATTAAAATCGTCGTTTCCATTGCACATCCGATATAGAGTCAACCCAGCTTGGTAAATATCATACTGATTTGTCAGACTGGTGGTCACCAATGCATCTGGTACATAATGTTTCATATAGATTTTATCAGGAGATGCAAACCCATTAGCATCGGTGTATTTAGTAAGACCAAAGTCAGTAAGAATCGCTTTATTAGAATCGTTAATTATAATATTGGTTGGTTTGATATCAAAATGGACAAGTTTCTTCGTATGTACAAAGTGTAGCCCACTTAAAAAATCAAGCGAGTATTTAACAATTTCTCTTACGCTCAAAAACCTCTTATTCATCAGAGTATTCAGTGAGCCTCTTGAATGAAACGGCATGGATAGATATATCTTATCTGTATCTTCACAAGCGTAATTAATCACCATGATATTGGGGTGACGACCACTGTACAACATTTTAGACTCGTTAAAGTAATCTTCTTTCATTTGAAAATCAGATTTTGGAATTGATTTCACAACTATTTCAGCATCGAGTTGAGGGTCATGGGCAAGAAATGCTTTAGAATTAGCACCTTCACCACCAATTTCTCTAATGAAATTAAAAGTTAATTGTGTTATAACTTGATGTGTCATAGAATCACCTCTTCTTCTAATTCACTAGCTGCAACGGCGGTGATAATACTTTCCCTTACGCCCTTGGCTGATTTACTAACTCCTTCAACATTCAATAATTCGTTATCACCATCAATAAAGTCCTTTATTTTTGAAGCAGTTTCTTCAACCAAACTTGCAATCTTAGAAATTGTACCGAGAAAATACTTGTGTATGCTACAGTCGGCAAGCAATTCTTGAATTACCCCTTCTAAGTAGATTCTCTCAATGCTCACATTCTGAGCAGTCCCTTCGTGAACCCTGATACCTGCATATACAACGGAATACTCAATAAAAATAGAATTGAGATTCGTTCTTACATAGGCCAGTTGATCAGGGACTTCTAAAGCTTTTGGGATAATAATTTTATCGTGGGTTAGAATTGATATCTCGTCTTCAATTTTTTCAGTTAAACAATAAAAAACTTCTGATGGTGAAACTCGTATTCCTATTGATCTCAAAATTTATCACTCCCCTATAGTTCTACTATACGACATATGGGAACATATTCCTACAGAACAAATGTTTGATATAGTCGTATAGTAGGAGGGAGGAGAGAGAAAGATAGCAGTCTTAAGGATTACATGAAGTCGTAGCGAGTACCGTTGAAGGTGATTTTGCCATCAGCAGAGAGGACGATGGATGCTTTGCCATTGGAAATTTTGATTTCATTTTGGTTGCTGATTATTGATACCTGATTTGCTTTTGCAATAAAATTCCCGCCATCACTATTTATAATAATACCCAAATCTTGTAAACTTACACTTCTTTCTTTTCCTGTATTGCTTGCTCCATACAAAAAATCAAAAGAACCATTAGGTTTGTTTATAAAACCTTTGCCGCTTTTCTCAGTTGCTCCGTCACCAATACCCATTTGAATGTATGGAGTTGCAGCATCGCCTGAACCATCAAACGAAAACTTGGCTTTTACTTTTTCCTCCATTTTATATTCAAGAACAGGCCATGAGGTTTCTTCTGTAGTCATTTTCCCCGATTGAGTAGAGTTAACCCAATATAGAGGTCGTCCATCAGCTAATTTCTTCTGAGTTCCGCCACCTGAAACTTTTCCAGTAATCCACTTGGCTTCATTACCTTCGATTCGAATATAATTTGACCAATCCGATAAAGCGGCATTAGTTAAAGTCGATAACTTACCTGCTACTAATGAGCTAACAAAACCTTCTGTCGCTGTAACAATGTTAGCCGCTAACAAATCTGTATCAATAGCCGCTGCGCCCACGATGTCAAAATTATTCATAAAAAGATTTCCGGTCATGGAATTCATAAGAGGTTTACCATCTGGCTTTGTGATTTCTATTTTCCTAAATCTCGCAGTACCGTCCATATATATTGCTGCTGGAGCCGCATCTATATCTTCGTTTCCCAACCGAAGACCCTCTGCCGAAATAACAACGATCCTGTTGCCGCTACCAACGATCAACTTTCCATCTTGAAACACACCACCATTAGCGTACATTATACCGTCTGGACTAACCCTGAACGCACTAGCCGAGAACTGCTCACTTCCCAAATAGATACCCTGCATATCGGCTGAAAACACGTAATTACCTTTACCGATACGAATGCTACCATCAGCAATAATACTATCACTAATCCTCAAATTCTGTGCATTTAACAATCCATCTAAACTAGTCCACAATGTTTTCTTGTATGTAGTTCCACTTTTCTGATCAATAAAGAACCCCGAATCACTATCAATTCCTACATGATTGATGACGTTTGTATTGCCACAGTCAGTTGATGCGTAATGGTTAAATCGTAACCCAAACTTATCTGGATTTTCTTCAAGCAATCCCAGTTTAACTACTTCACGCTTACATCTGTCCTGAATGGTTAGTTTGGAACCTTCGATTGTAAATACACCAGTTGTATCACCAATTACTACACGTTCACCAAGGATAAGCTTCCCTAGTACCATTTCTGCAATAACGCCATCCGCGGAAATCGCAGTTTCCCATTTATTTCCATTCGACCGAGTTAATCCTATTACGCCGTGTGTTAGCTTGAGGTATCTCATAGGATCTTTGTCGTCAATAATTGTTATCCCAGTGTGATCTAAAAGAACCGTTTCATTGATAGCCATCTCTAAACGTTCTTTTTCTCTATTCCATACATTTTCAAACAGCTTGTTCATTTCACTTGAATCAAACACTGCTTTGTCATATTTAAACTTATTCAAATCTAACGCAATGCCATGAGTCCTCACATCTTGGAACAACTTATCAAACTCATTGCCCATTCTACTTACGTCTTTTACATTGGATATTGTCAGACTAATATTCGACTGTTCATAATCATACTCAATCTTAATAATCCTTGCAGTCACATCAACGCTAGTTGGTTCATATTTGATGTTAACGAAATCCCCAAGATTTAGCTTCTTCCAGTCATATTGGGCTTCAATTATCTCTAAAAAGTTGACAATATCAATCTCCATGCTAAGTTGAGGACGTAGCAATTCCTTAAATTTCTTCATTGTTTCGTCGTACAAGTCTTGCTCATCTATGTATTTACTATCTGAATAATCCTGAGTAATAATATATGACTCACTTAACTCCATCATTTGCTCATGTGTAAAATTCTTATCATAAGCGAATGAACTTCTAAGGTTGCTTATTTTATTTGAAACAGTAGTCAGGTTAGCTTTAACTGCATCTATTTCTGCTTGTTTCTGTTTAATCTGCATTTCCTTATTATCTAAACTATATCGCTCAATAATCTTTGAATCTGTGCCAGAATCATACTCATCAATGCTGATGTTACATACCTGAATGTATACGCCTGTATTGCCACCGTTAATAGACACACTAACAGAATCTTGATATCGAACTTTGCCTAGAAGTCTCCATTGATTAGAAGAAACAGCTTTACTTGATCCATTTAAGCTAACTGTAACACCAGTTGTATCATCAACCTTAATCATAACTGCATAGCCAAAATCAGAAGATAATTTGAAACTACGCGAACTACTACCAGAATGTTGGTATTTCTCAAAAAACATCTTCGTATCAAATTGCTGAGATATTTTTGTATCCGCTACTACAACTTCATTTTTTACTAACTTATCCATATCAACTTCAAGCAATCCTAATTGTTTTTCATACCCTTGTTGCTCTTTAAGATATGTATTAAACTCTGTTTTCTTAGATTCAATTAGCGCTTCAAAGTCGAGGAGAGCATGACACAATGAATCACTCATGAAATCACTGTGTTTAATCACATTGCGATTGGCATCGCGTTCAAATGGATACATGAAATATTGAAAACTTTCCACATAGTTTTGTCCAGTTGGGTTTACCTTTTCAAATGTCATGTCATCTTGACCAAAGCCTTTTAACCTAGTAACCACAGGTTCAGAGGTAGAATGTCTGGTCATTGATTTTAAATACTTATTCCAACTGAAGGTTAATCCTTTATTTGTACCAGTCAACTCTGGTTTTTGTAATGAAATGGTGTTTTTATCAGTATTGAAAATTGTTATAGCATTATATGTTTCACCGACAGTTAAAATTGCATCTAGTACATTTGTACTTGAGAAGTCAAATGCTCTATAGGTTAACTTGAAATCAGCATCAATGTAGTCGATTTTCCAAGTTGTTGGCGCAAGAATTTCATTTAGTATTTGTTCGGCATGATATGATTCTACGGTCAATCCCCGTATTGCAAAACCAACTAGCAGACCAGCAGTAGAAATGCAATTCAATGTACGAATGTCAGATTCATCTGAGATAGAATCTTCAATGTTTTTAATATAATACCAGTCAACATTGTTTCCACTTACAACCTTGATCAGATATCTTTCTCTAATTAGGTCAATGTTTTTATTGGGAACTAAACGATGATTGACATCAATGTAAAAAGGGAGGGAAAGCTCTAACTCACTAATATCGTGCCATTGAGTAGTTATTTTATCGTTAAACGCCTCACTTATTTTGCTTATGATTGTCCTGTCTGGTCTACATAAGAAATACTGAGGTTGAATAGGTTTTAAATTGTAATCAATTTCTCCAAGCAATGTATCACCTCTTTAGAATGATGGTGGGGGAGAGGCGATCCCCACCGATTTATAAATTAAAGCCATAATTATTTCCTAAAATACCTCTCTTGGATTGTGTCTTAGCGGCATCAATCAATTTGGTTAAGATAGTCGATCCTGAATCCTTATCGTTTGCATGAATTTCTACCTTCTCAATGTGAATACTGTTATCGCTAGAGGCAGTAGAAGTATTATTGTTTTTAACAATATTGGGGTTAAACGTACTCTTAACCGAATCGACGATGCCGCGGGTTACATCAATGATTTTCAACAAGTTTCCTGTATCGCTTTTATTTAAGATTAATTCCTTTTGGTGAGCCAATAAGAATTGACCTTCTTTAGGCATATTAGCAGGAGTCATACCGCCAGTTTCAGCAGAGAACGGTTTGATCTTATTCAGATAGTCATATGACCCATCTGGGAATCCCCATTTAGAACGCATCGCATCATTTTCTTGTTTTAATTGTTTGAATTGCGCCTGAAGACTTTTAATCTTATTGGTATCAGGTTTTTTCTCTCTCTGAAGCTGAACTACTTGTTTGGAGATGTTCTCAGCCTTTTGTTTATTAGACAAATATTTGTCCCAATCACCTTTTTGGCTTGCCTTGTCATCACCTTTACCTGTTCCTGTCCCACCGCCAATTCCTACACTAGAACCGTTGCCTATACCGCTATCCAAATTCAAGAAATCATCGAGTCTACCTTGATCCATAGAAAGACTATCTAACATGTTCTGCATTTGCTTGCTTGTTTCTAATGATTGTTCTTGGAGGAAAGTGAAGAACTTCGAATACTCGCCTTTTAATTCATCAATCACAGATTTAACCTTGGTCTTATCGTCGCTCATAAGATCCTGTTTCATCCTGTAGAAACGCTGCTCATCTTCTAAAATATCATCATACTTTTGCTCTGTAAGTTCTTTTTCTCTTTCGATGTTATCAGTAATTGCGTCATGAGTTCGATCTTCAGTATCTTTGGTCTTATCTAAATACTTCTTACGGTCTTCGAGCTGGTCATTTAAACCTTCTTTACGCAATTCACGCTCACGATCAAGTTTAAACTTGTCGATTTCTTCATTCTTTGCATCTAGCTGATCGGTTAATTCTTTCCTTTTAGCTTTAGCTTCGTAAGAATTGTTCAACGCAAGCTCATTAATTTTATCTTGAATCTTTTGACGCTCGTCTAGCTTCTTCTTTAGTTCCTTGTCATAATCATCTGATTCACTTGTCCGATCCAATTCTTGAAGTTGACGTTTAATGATCTCTTCAAATCGGTCTGATTCTTCCTCAAGATTTTTTAATCGAGCTTCATGCCTTTTATCCTCAGCTTCTTTTTGCTTATCGATAGCCTTTAAAGCCAAATCCTTCTGTTTCTCAACCATCTTCTTATAAGCCTCAATAATCTTATCAGCAGCAGCAGATTTTATGGAGTAGATCGCATTGTTATACTCAATGTTCTTCAGAGTTAAATCTTGCAAACGTTTAGACAATTCTTCTTTGTTCTGCAAATTTAACTTTTCATTTTTCAATTGTCTCTCTACAGCTAAAATTTCTTTTTCTGTAGCTACACGTTGCTCGTTTATCAGCCCAATCTGAGTAATAAGCTCTTGTTGATATGCCTTCGAATTTTCGTCCAACGATTCCATACGAGCCTTAGAAAGAGCTATCTTATCAGCAGCAGCATTAACCTTCTTCTCATATTCATCAAGATTAGAGACAATAACAGCATAGTATTTTTCCTGTTTCTGTTGTTCAAGCTCCCACCACTTTGTACTGTTGGAAGATTTTTGTTTATCAAACTCACCAGCCGTAATCTTATTTTGCTTAACAAGGTTATCCAAGTTGATATTCTGAGATACAAGTTCTTTTTGCTGCGCTGTTAGCGACTTAATTTGAGCAGATTCCTCTTTTCGCCAGTTTGCTGACACTTGATCATATTTAGCCTGTCTGCCTTGAGATTTAGCAATGTCAACATCCAAGGCATCCAACTTGTTCTGGCTCATTGTTACGTAGTTTTCAATATAATCTACACGAGCTTTATAAATGTTATCGTATGCAGTTGTTCTATTTTTCCGCGCATCTTCTTGAGCCTTATCCATATCAGAAGCAGAAGGGAGAGTGTACTTGTTTTTAGATTTCCCGCCCGTAACAGAAGAAGTGTCGCCATTATAGTATCTCAATACGTTGCCTACATAATTTACGTCACCATAAATCTTGCTGCCTAATTTGTTCTTTTGCATGGCAGAGAACTTTTTCATGTTCTCAGCGCTGTATCCACCATTTTTATTAAAATAATCCAGTATTCCCGGCCCCATGTTATACATAGCCAAAGCAACGTCCACATTACCCGTTTGATTTAAATACTTAGCAAACATTGAAGTTCCAGTCTTAATACTACTTTCAACGCTAGTATTTTTACCAAGGCTACTGACCTGCATAACATTTTTTATACCATTAGCACCATTGGAGGATTCTTGCTGGATGATGGCTTTGATTAGCGCAGGGTCTACGCCATTAGCTCCAGCATATTTGTTTATCAAGTCGGCGTTTTTACCAGTTACTTTTGTAGATGTAGAAGTAGAGGGAGACTGAATTTCTGGAATAGCATTTGCACCGGGAACACGTCTTGCTCCACTATATCTAGTAGACCAATACTTGTCGTTCAGATTCCCTTGCTTTATTCCAGAGTCGCCCATCTGCATAAAGTTACCGTCACCCATGTAGAAACCAACATGAGAATTAGCCTTGCCTTTGATAGTATTGAAGAATACAAGGTCGCCTTTTTGCAAATCCTTTTTATTGGTTACGGCTTGACCCTGCTTAACTTGTTCTTGAGTAGTTCGGGGCAGTTTAATATCAAGGAACTCTTTAAACATTTGCTGCACAAATAGAGAGCAGTCGGATACAGCAGTAGCTGTAAATTGATCGTAACTAACATTTGATTTAGCAGCTTGACTATATTTGAACGTTTTGGACGAAGACAAGGACAAAGCTTCGGAAATCATCGAATCTAAGCCAGTTCCACCTTTTGTAGTAGTGGTAACTTTAGTAGACACTAACTTAGATGGATCTTTAATGCCTTCTGTATACAATTCAGCTTGCTTTTCAAGAAGTTTTATTTGTTCCTTTAAAGCCTTGCCGTATTCCTCTGTTCCTTTTTTTAATCGACTCATTCGACTAGTTTGTGCATCTTGAGCAGCAGCAATCGCTTTAAGCTTCTTCTGAGTTTCGGTTAAAATTTCATTAGTCTCTGACAAAGAATCATTATATTGTTCATTTTTCTTTGTAGCTTCTTTGCTAACACCTAAGTCAGGATCGCTAAATATACCCAACATTTCTTTGGCTTGTTTGGATTTCTCGTCAAGAGCAGATGTAAACTTATCTAATTCACTTCGTTGTTCTTCAAGTACTTTTGTTCTAAAAGTTGGAACCTCTTGATCTTTTGAAATTCCTAAAGCATTCTTTAACCCATCTGTCATAGGTAATTTGCTTTTAGCAATCTCTTCATCTATCTTAACAAGCGCTTTCTTAGCGTCTGCTAGATCCTTTATGCTATTAAGCTCAAGACCATAAGCGTTAATGTTGCTAATAACAGAGTTAATGTTGTTAATTTCACGCTGCTTTTCGCCTTCTAATGCTTGTTTAACCATTAGGATTTGTGCTTGTCTTAGATTCTCAATTGCTCCATTTTCAAGAACATAACCATCCTTGACTTTCTTGATACTAGCCGCCAATTGAGGATTTTTCTTTATGAGGTCGGCAACAGTAGCAGCACTTAGGTAGCCATTTTTCTGCTGGTCATACATGATTTGATTCAATGTCTTTAATTCAGATGCAGAGTCATCTAATGTCTTATTTAACTTTTCCCTAGATTCAGAAGCGTCTTCGGTAGCATTGGCAACCTTACCCTCTGTGGCAGCTAATTGATCTGATTTGAGTGTGCTTTCAGCGTATAGGACATTAACATCAGCCATGCTGTTTCTTAAGTTAAGAAGTTCTACTTTTAGTTTATCTACTGCTTTTTTTTGTTCTTCGTATTCTTTTACTCTGAATTGATGTACATTAGGCCCTTTTAAATACAATGCTTTATTATTAAGAGTGGCTTCAGCCTTAGCTATTTCATCTTGCTTGTCTTTAATATCTTGATTAATAGAGTTTTTTTGAGAGATTAAACTTTGACGGTTCAATTCTTCTTTTTCAAGTTTTAAAGCCTTCAATACTGCAATTTCTTTATTTGCAGCTTCTTCTGTAAATCCTGCCGCCTTCAGTCTTGCCAATCCTTCATCACCAATGGTAACAGCTATAGCTTTTGAAATTTCATCTAATTGCTTTTTCGCCTTGCCTTGGGCTATTTCTGATAGAGTACCGCTATTGACAACCTTGGTAAGATCATTGTGTGCCTTAATTAATTTAGGAAAGAAGTCGATTTGTCTATCTATTTGACTTATCTGTTGTTCTCTAGCCGAGATATTATCTTTAATCTTTTGTGTTTCATCTCTTTGAGCTTTTTCTGCTGTTCCCATTCCAAGTGCTAGGGAGGCTAGTAAACCAATAGCTACAGATATACCCATAGTTGCTACACTTGTCATAACAGCGGCTCTTGCAGAAGCAGCAGTTTGTGCATTAATTGCTACTGTAGTTGCCTCTGTAGCAACCGTTCTTCCAACTTCGGCGGTTGTAGCAGTTCTAGAAGTAACTGCATGTGCAGCATTAGCCACTGAACTGGCAGTTACAGCAGTAGTTTCAGAATTCGTAACTACGACTAATCCTTGTCTCATACCTCTAACAACAGTTAATGAATCAATCACATTTTTTACAGGAGATTTTAAAGCAAGGAAAGCTGCACCCAACCCCACAGTAGCAGCAGTTACACCGAAAACACTTGAAGGTATCTTTGTTAAACCAATAAACAGTTGATCGGTTATGTCGAGTACAGTTTTAATCATACTTCGCAATCCATCGTTACCAGCAGTATTGAATATATCAATGAAAGAGGTTTTTACTTGTGATGCTTTGCGAGAGATAGTATCCATCTGGGTAGTCAAGTACTCTAATGTTGAACCAGTTGAACCGATAGAATATGCCGTACCAAGTAGGATATCACCCGGATTTAATGAAGCAGCCAATTTAGCGTATTGATAAACCCCACGGGAAATAGCCGCGTATGATTGAGTTAAATCATAGTTTTTATCTGTAACAGCAACAGAAAGGTCAAGTAGAATATCTTCAGCCTTACGCCATTGCTCAACACCATTTACAACTTCCTTGGTTTTAACACCTAACTTTTCAATTTCACTAACTGCTTTACCTGTACGAATAGTACCCAATACGGTTTTCCACATGTTACCCAAGTTTTCACCAGATAAAGCAGTATTACGCATACCCGATGAAATCAAACCGTTCATAAAATCAAAACTAACACCAGTCTCTTGAGCAATTTTACCTGTGCGTTCAAATGCTGCACCCAAGTCTCTAGCAGGAGCCATAGTTTCGTGCGCTACCTTGCTCCAAGAGTCAAGGATTCGACCTCCATATAGTTGTGCATCATTTGTATTCTTAAGTTGTACACCATATTGAGCAAGCACAGATTCCATTGATTTTGTGGCATCTTCAAGACTCACCAGGTCAACTGTTGAAAGCATAGTAGATTGACGCACTAGGGTCTGAACAACACCAACATCTTTATACATACGACCCCAGAGACGTGCAGACTCAATTACGTCATTAATAGCAGCGCCTTGATCGTGTGCTGTTTGAATGAATTGTTTAGATTGATCATTGACTTTTTGCATGTCTAAAGCGCCGTGTTGCAAGCCTTGGAAGTAATGTTCGTTAGTCTGGATATATCCAGCCATCTTTGTTTCAATATCAACCATACCTTTAAATCCTTCTGAAATAGAAGAAAATACAGTACCATACAACGCACCAGCAATTAAATGTGCGCCAATCGACTTGAATGCATGGCTAACCTTATCGCCAAATGACTGAACTTGCGTACTTGCAGTTTTAGCGGAAGACTCTAAATCCCTGAATCCTTGTTGTATCTGTTTGATTTTATTTTTCAAACCAGAATCATTAATGTCTAATTTTGAAGCATTGTTCAAAAGAGAAGTCAGATCAGCTTGATTAACTGTTGACCCATATTTAGTATTTAAACGTTTAGCGCTTGCTTCAGCTTGTTGTTTAAACTCATTCAGATTTTGGAGTTTACTTTGATTGGTTTTCGTTTCAGATATTTCTTGTTGTCGTAGGTTTCTAGTCCACCAATCCGCGTATTCTTTTCTAGATTGTTGATTTTTTAAATCAGCGGCTCTTTGTAGTTCAGCATTCTTTTGAATACCCTGCTGTTGATTTGTTGCTAGTTGTCTCTCTGAATCTCTAACTCTTTCCATAGACTTAATACGTCCATCATACATCTGATTGACAAGAGACTCTTGATCTTTCAACATTTTAGCATGGTTAATTATCTCGTCGTACTTCTTTACAGTGCCATTTTGATCAATATTAGCTGTAACTTTTTGTCCAGTTTCTTTATTTTCGTATGTATTTTTATAACCAACTACTTGACCTTTACCATTCTTAATAGCTTTCTCGTTTGCTAGATTATAGCCTTTTAACTCAGCTTCCAATTGTTGAATTGACTTTCGTTGTTTATCATATGCTTCAGTCTCTTGCTGTAACTTCATTCTATGTTCATCAATAACTTTATTGGTCTTGGTAATGATATTGTTGTCGGCTGATCTTAGTTCAGTTATTTTTTCTATGCTTCCATCTAATCGTTTATATGTAGTTGTAGTTTCACTAACAATCTTATTTTGCTGCTCCATTGCTAAATTTAACTTATTGGCAGCGGATACAAAGCTATTCATAGTTGCTACAAAACTCTTATCAATATTGATTTTAATATTCAAACTTTGAAGAGAAGGGTGTTTGCTTAGAGCCTTCAATTTTTCATTGATGTTTTTAACACTGGAACCCATATTGAGGTCAGCTTGCACTAAAATTTTTAATCTATCAGGCATTACGTTTAAGTCACTTCCTTTTTTTACTTTTATAAAATAGAAAAAAGAAGAGACTTAATATCTCTTCTTACTGTTCATCCTTATATTTAATTTGTTCTACAATTTCACAGAAACGGTCATACCAATCAGCAGCAATACCTTCAAACTCGGTGGGGCCACGATTAATTACCGATTCTTTGATAGATAGAAGCATCAATTTTCGTTCTTCGGTTTCATCGATAACGATTTCTTCTTTGTGTAAGCTGTGTATTTCCGACAGACGCTCATTGTTATTTTCAAACGTATACTTACCATCTTCTACAACAGGTTCACCGTCAGAGCCTTTAATGACATAATCCATATTTATATCATTTGTGTCGTTTAGAAATTCATCGTAGTGTTCTAGAAGGAGCTTCTTAAACTTTACTTTATGTCTACTGTCGGTTCTATCAGTCTTTAATGTATCGAGATAGGCAATAAAATTTTCAAGTTCAAATTTGTATAGTTTCATTTTGACTCCCTTTAAATTAAGATATGTAGTTGTGATAAAAGGATAGTTTTACTTAATCCAACACGTGATGTGGGGTTCCTGCCAGCGCTCTTTATTGAAAAGAAGAGGATTATTAGGATAATGTTTATGAGATGGGAATGTTCTATCAAAAGTAAGAAGATAAAATGCCGCAATCTCTTCGGATGTACCCTCGACTTTAATACCATTGATTTTAGCTTTCATGTTCAACTCCTCCTTCGTCATCTTTACCAATATGGCTCTTCAGCTTGCCTAAACTCTTCCATTTACGATCTTTAGCTGTTAAATCGTTGTAGATACGATACATGTCGGCACTCGTCCAACCCATAAGTTCAATAATAAAGTCTGACTCAAGTCCAATACGAGTTAGGTTTGTAACTAGATAGTGTCGAAGGGAGTGAAAATAGAAGGGGGTCTCCAAAAACTTTTCCCACTTAGTACTCCAACTTCTAACTGTACCGACCTCTGCTGGCTCACCATCCGATTTAATAAAGAGGAAGTCATGTTCTTTATTGTTCTTCAGCATAATCTTTTCTCGTTCAACGATCCAAGCTTGGTAATAAGGCCAGAACTTTTCTTTGAATATGTATTTATATAATAGCTTCCCTTGCTTACCAAAACCTTTAGTCTTAATTTCTTTAGTGGTTTCTAAGAATAGACCGTCAAAGGCCGTATTATTCTCATCAATAATCGAAGTTGTAAACCTCAGCAATTCAGAAACCCTTGCACCACTGTTTGCAGCCAAAGCGAGAAGACATGCTTCTTGAGGTTTATTCAAGTCATTACTCAAATGTTTGAGAAGGGCATCAACCTGTTCTTCGAGTAAAATAGTTTTCTCTCGAACAGGATTATTCTTAAGGTTGTCAATCGATTTAAGAATAACATTACGGAAATTTGGATATTCATCATCAAAAAAGTTCTCAATAAAATTAGAAAAACTACTTAAACAAGATTTCATTCTACCGAAACGTTTGGGACTCCATTTAAGTTCTTCAATTGCATAACTAAAGAAATCAGAAAATTCTATCTTTTTAATGTCCACAAAGAACTTATTATCGTTCTCAAGGAGATTCCAAGTGAAAAATATATTCAAATCACTTTTATATCCCTTGATAGTTCCATCCGAGCATTTCATATTTTTTTCTTTTATAAAACGATTAATCATTTTAACGTTCTTTGGATTAAACTGTGCAGTTAATTCATCACTGGTGATTACTTTCATGTAAGTTTTTCTTGCCATTCACATCAAATCCTTATGTATTATTAATGAGTATTTAGGTGAACTCATCACGGTATTTTGCAATCATATAAAACACTCCCTATGTTTGTATAAAATAGCTCTTTTACTTAACTTCCACATCGAGTCCTTGTCGTTCCAATCCTCTATGAAGAGCTGCAACATGAGCATTTGTATTATGCAACTCCTCGACAGTCTTTTCGACGAATGGGCGAGGACGACCAGAATAAGCGAATTCAAAATCATAACCCTGTCCAGTTTCTACAACTAGGCTAACGTTCTTACTTCCATCCATACGCTGGCTTTCAATGGATACAGTATCTTGTCCAATCATTTCAACTGCAATATTACGTTCATCGGTGAGACCCCCTTGATCGCGTTGCCTCTCATAGACAGTAGGAGTGTATACATCATAAACATTATCCTCTATGGACTGTTTCAAATTATCTTTAACTGTGTGAGCGACATCAACTTGCAAAGCTGAAGCGATTTTTTGCTTCAATAGTCTTTCCAATTCAGCAAAATTATTCGCTGTCGGCATCAGAGTTTGCCTCGTTACTATTCGTTTCTTCATTTGCTTTTCTTTCAATCTCAGCAAAATTATCTGCTATTTCCTTAAAACGCTTCTCTAATTTTTTGACCTGAATCTCAGGTAATTTATTTACTACTTCTACGAAAATGTTTGTGTTCAATAAATTCTCATACACCTTAATCAAAGTCTGAAAGTCATTTTTATTAGGAATGGGGAGGTCTGTAAATTCTCGCAACATCAAAGTAGATCCAATTTGTGAAGCAATTTGACTGAATGTTAATTCTGTAAGTTGTGATTTTTCAATCCCTTGGACAACTTCTATGAGTCCTGTAAAAATGTTGTTGATTGAACTTTCTTTGAAGTTTTGCTTAATAGTCACTTCAAATTGACCATCCAGAATGGGATGTGTTTTCGTCTGTTCAAGCTCTTTGCTGAGTTTATTCAATTCTGTAGCTGTTATTTTTTTAGTCAATAATCACACTCTCCTTTATTGTGGAAATGTTTCGTCCAACACCTTAGACCATTTCTCTTCCCATCTTTTACTATCAAATGCCATCGAAACTTCTCGGGCATTCTTACCAAATGTTTCGGCTTTATCTCTATTGTGATATAAATACTCAATTGAATTGCATAGATTGTCTACAGTAGGCTTGATCAGTAATCCATTGTATCCATCGATAATTAGATCGCTTAATCCACCTACACAGCTAGCTATAACTGGCTTTCCAAATGCCTGTGCTTCAATGCAGCTCAAACTTGTACCTTCTGCACCGAGAGTGGGGATTAATACTATGTCTGCTTGTTCGTAAGCACGATACATCTTATTCATATCAAAATGTTCCCATCGAACTCGATCTTGAGTATTTACCCATCGCTTAAATTGCTGTTCGCCTTCAATAGTGCCTCTGCCTACAAAGTAAAACTCCATGTCTTTGTATTTGGGGAGAAGTTTCTTAGATGCTTCAGCCGCCAACAAATATCCTCTTAATTCATGAAGTCTGCGAGGAATAAGCACTGTAAATTTACCTTTTCCTTTTTTCTCTCTAGGTTTAAAGGTGTCGGTATTGACATAGTTCGGTATGTATTCAAATTTATCATATAGTTTTGGATATAAAGCTTTAGTCCAACCAATAGTGTTTGTATCTACAGAAACAATTTTTCCTACACGGCGGTAGCAGTCTCTAATGTATTCATTGTATCCTTTAGCGTGATACCAGTCTTGAATTTCATTGTCCCACCAGATACCATGTGAAATGGCAATGGAGTTCTTTCGAGCTTCTGGAAAAGCAAGGGTGGCAACAAAATAGATAGTGTAATCATAATTCTCTGTCCGTTTATGAAACTCAATCGTTAAATCTGGAAAAGATTCTTTGTCACCAATGGGGCAGGGGATACCAGTTATTTTTACATCCTTGAAACTCTTTACCCAAGACGTAGTGGATGCTTGAAAAACATCTACACTATAATTCTTTTTTCTTAATAGACGTACAAGATCAATTAAATACCTTTCGCCGCCACCCATTTGAGTATATGTTCCAGTTAGATCAAAGAATTGCGTTGTCAAAAGTGCTACTTTTTTCATCTTTTTCTCCTTTGAAAAATTCCTTAATAGCGCCGTTAATGATTTCAAATCTATCATCCCATGAATTGTATTTAGCCATTTCTTTGGCTTTATTTTTGTAGTCATTACACTTAGATACTTTAATTGCTTTATGAATATTTTTTATGAATTCTTTGTGGTTTCTGCTTACAAATACTACATCTTTATAATCATCCATTTCAGGAATATCGGTTGCTACTACTGGAGTGCCATGAGCAAGTGATTCATAAACTTTCAAAGGATTACTGAAGTCACTGATTTGACAGCGTTGAAACGGGAGAAGGGTAACATCTGCGTGATGATAATAAGCTTGAAGTTCTTGGTATCCTTTTGAACCCAAATAATGAACCCCTTTAGGCATTTCTTTAATACCCCAAGGAAGTCCAACAACCAAAACTTGATATTTCTTCGCTATTTTCTCCATAAGCAATAGGTCGCACCAATTCGACGTGAGCGCACCTGAGAATAATACGATAGGCTTATTTCTTTTATTGAATGGAGTCAAGTCTTCAGGAATAGGATAGTCGAGATCTCCTAATTCATTAAAACAAGCATTTCGAACCAAGTGTACATTTTTATGTTGCTTACTTCTTAGTTCTAGCAGAGGTTTAGAAGCAGCCAATAAAATATCTGCCTTACTTATCATGTTTACTTCTTCATGTTCGTTTTCTGGGAAATTGTCCAGAGAATCGTAAATAACTAAATCGGCTTCAATACTCTCTAAATCCATATGACGCATAGCCCAAGAAGAAAAATATATGTCAACTTTAGGATTTCTCTTTAAAAAGACTTCCCAGTTATGATAAACCTCAAGTGTATCAGAGATGCGATCACGCACTTTGTCTGTTCGTTGAGTGTAATTAACCCAATAGACCATGTACCCATTTTCAGAAAAATACTTCATAAGATGATGCGGTCGCTGTTGTAATGGCTGATCGAAGTCAATAGTATTGGCATAAACAATCGTTTTTTGTTTCATTTAGTTCTCCCTAAGATATCTTTCTAAATAATCTTGTGACATAATATGATGCGAGAACACGCCTAAATCACAGTAAAGCTCAAACCCTTTGTCTTGAGCCATCTTGCAAAAATATGCGTCCTCTCCTTGTGGATGAAATCCGTATTTTACTGATTTATAAACTTTGCGACTTAACATGATAATTGCTCCCGTAAGATCAACCTGTATAAGAACAGAAGATGGGAGGAAGGGTGCATTTTTCACTTGATTATTTACAATATGTTCAAAGTAACCCTTGGTATTAATCTTCATGATGTTAGGAAATAAATATGGTTTATCAGGATTAGAGATATAGCCGTTCCAAATTAATCCCGACACAATATCTCGTTTATGCTTGAGTAGATTATTAATGATATCAGGTTGAACGAGGATATCCGTGTCTATAAACATCAGATGATCAGTTTTAGTCTTTGACATGATATAATTCCGTAATTTACTCAAATGAGTATATATATAATTGTTTCTTACATTTAAATCTCTTTTATCTACTGGTGCATTGCGATTATATACATCAATTCGTATATTTTTATATGTATGTTTATTTTCTTTTTTGAAACTATTCAAAATATCCAACGAAATATCTTCAGAATCGTTTACTACGAATAATAATTCCATCTTTGCTTTTGGATAATCAATGTCCAGAATATGTTGTAAATAAGAAGGAAGAATCCAAGCTCTATTTCTAATTGGTGCAGCTATTGTGACTGTTGACGTATTCAAAACTTTCTCCTTTTATGGCATAGCCAAGTCCCGAAGGACTCAGCTATAATTTTATTGTTTAAATCATTTCATTTGCATCATAAATGGTCATAGTATAAAGCTGTGTGCTATTTTGTGGTTTTAGAATTTCCAAAGGAATGTCAAATACCGAAGGATCGCCACCGGCAGCCATATCAATTTTCCATCCATCTTCCATTTTGGCATTTGTGATATCAATCTGAGCCGCATAATCCTGTTTATCTCCAACTGCTCGAACAATGACATCAAGTATAACTCTATATGTTCCAGCAAACTTATCAGAAGAGACGGTAATAGTTTTCGCAGATGCACCTGATTGAGTTTTGTAGTATGCAACGATTTCTGTGTTATCTTCAAACTCTCCATCGGAAAAGGTCAATTCTTTACCAGTAATGGAATATGTGCCTTTACTCAAGGCTCCCACAGCGAATTCAATCTCTTTTTCGTGAACACCTTCATTTGAAAGCAGATATACGCTATTCAATCCTTCGACTGGAGTCGCTGGAGTATAGTTAAGTGTAGCTTTATTATTAACGATTTTAATTTCATCACGTTGAATAATTGGTGCTACACCTTTTTGGATATCATTTCCTGTCATCATCGCAATTACTTCATTTGTAAATACTGCATCTTGCAAAGGAACCTTTGCGCCTCTGTTACCAGAAAACCCAACAATTTTGTTGTTTCCTTCGCCACCTTGGGCATAGACAGTATCTGCTGAATTCTCAATTCCAGAAGTCTTTAAATTTTTAAGTTGAACTTTTGCTTTACCCGTTTTCAGGTCGTAAAATGTAGCTTTGGCAACTGCTCGAATTGCCCAAATATCTGGCGTTGACATTTTTAAATCTCTCCTATGTATAAGCTATTGTTTTAATTTGTTTGCCCAATGAATATCAGACAATTTAATATTTTTACCGTCTATTGTTCCTGCATAGAGTGCGGTAATGGTATGACGGTAGTTGTCAATACTATTTGTGACATACAATCCATTGTAAATTTGATAAATATTTAACTTAAATAAATCAAAAAGGCTTAACCCATTGTTTTTCCAAGCTAAACCAGCGACGATACTATGCAAATCTACTTTTTCTTTTGGTTTTGGTCTCTTAGCATCTTCTTTTAACATTTCTTCTATCATTTTGGCTGCTCGTGAATTTGCTGGATTGAACTCAGGCTCATTCTGTATTTCAACGTTATTCCCAAGTTTAATAACCGTTTGTATAGTGTCAAAATTGTTGTGGTTTATCTGTCCTTGACCAATCCCAATAAATACATTATCTTCACCTTCTAGTAAAATAGCTTTCTCACCGAAAAATAATTCAATGGCTGCAAAAGCGTGGTATTTAAACATCTCATCTTGATAGCAATATGCAAAGAAAATATCGAAGTTGGAAAGTGGTTTCGCCCAATCGCTTCTAATTGTTTCTTTGTCAATCAACATAGCAGCCAGATAAGCATTGTAAACTGACATATTTAACTCGGTTATTGTTTGGAGAGTAGGGATAGTTAACGTTCCAGCTTGGTCAATTTGGATAGGTAGGCCACCAAGTAATTTAAAATGTATATCTAGTTCATCCAAATAACCACCTCAATTAAAATCCCAAAGTTTATATTGTATATAAAAGCCCACATACTTTTCATTCACAAACATCTCGTCCATTCGATAAAACTGCAACTTACCGATGCCGAGATTTTCGTTCTCATTAAATAAATCATCTATGTAGGCCAATATATGATCATATCTTAAAACCTCATAATCAGTAAGAATCAAATCTTTGTGTACTAGTACTTGAAAATGAAGTAATCCCGACTTGAACTGTGAGCCAGCAGGTCGATAATCCTTAAAAGAGAATGTTACATAAGCTGAAGCTGAGTCGGCTAATGTGGGAACATGATTAAAGGGGAAAATATTCTTATTGATCAGCTCCGAGGGATCTTCGATATCTGGTTGTTCAAAATAGTTACTTTGTTCGCACCAAACAGATTTGCAAAGTTCCTGTGAACTAAGTAAATGATTCAGTACGATCATGCGATTTTTACCCAATTCCTCAAGTCTGGACATGTTAGTTCACAATAAAATCTCTGGTCAGTACATATTCCAGAAAACCACTAGTGTTCATATCCCTTGTATCATCAAATGTAGCGACGACCTTATCTACCTGATCTAGTGTGAGTGGAGTGGTACGATGTATTTCTTCGCCAAGACTATTTCGAACTTTGACCTTATAGTAGTTACCGTTTGGTTGCAGATTACCCAATTCATACGTCAAAGCAATACATTTTAAAGCTTCAAGTGCAGAACCTTTATCTATGTGAGTTTCTTTGGCGAATGCCAATTTAAACTTATTGTCTGTAGCAATCGAATAAGCGTATTTGAATTGTGGGTTAATAGCTACATCCAGATCAGCATCAATGATTTCAACTGTGGGTGTTGCACTGATAATTACAGAATTATCAATCCCAGATGAGTGCTGAATAGAGTAGGGAAGGGGGGAGAAGATGAGCCAATTATTTGTAGCTCCTTGAACAAATTGCTCAAGTTTAAGTTCTCCAAAACGGATGATGGCCTGCATGGATACACTCCTTATAGTAATGATTTGATTTCAATTTCTTTTGATGCACAAGCTAATCTGGTAGAGTTTTCAACATGCAAAATTACTCTTCCTTTTTTGTTATTAGCTTTAATTTTACAAACCTGTCCGTCTTGTTCGATTAAGGTAGCTAAACTGGTAGGAGTTACACTGTCTTCTTCAGTTAACCAAAAATGAGCCTTGTCTTGTCGATCAACCCCATTATCTTTAAACGAGCAAGCAAAGGATTTAGTCATGTTGTATTTAATGAAGTCGTCGCCTGAAATGTGGGCAGTGTAATTATTTGTAGTAGAGGACGTTATGTTTACTTGAATGGTTTGCGATATATTTCTAAATGAAATGGTTATTTTACTTGTTCCTTTTTTAAGAGGAGTTACTAAACCAGTAGGAGAGACAGATACAATAGTTTCGTCATCAACAGAATATATAATTTTATCATCGATTTCTATTACCTTTGAATTATTGGTTAGTTCGATGTTCAATTGCAGAGCTTGATTTTCTTCAATCGCAACAACATCTTTAACATTCAAAACATTCAGTTGGTAGTCAGCGATACTACCATTGTAATCGGCAATCTCAAGTTCTAAATTATCAGCAGGAATTATATCTTGCTCTTCAAGAGTCAAGTTTATTAATCCATCGATTAGACGATTAATCCCCACAGTCTTCCAAGCACGACCATCAATAATAAACCTTCTATTTTTCTTTATTTTTTCGGTCTGATTATTTTTTTGAACTGTTATTTGTCGTCTCTCATTTGGCATCATTAAGATTCGACCTTCCTGAATACCAAAGTTAGACGATGTATCGGTTTTGAAGGAGAGTGGAGTTTCTTGTATTTCACCTTGACCATCCAACCACTTAAGAGTTGAATAACAAATTAGAATTACACCACGATGATATATTTCCATATCATCAACATGGTTGCATAACCAAGTCTTATCCCTCCATATAACCAAATCGCCCATTTTCAACGGATAATTCAATGCAACAATATTTTTTTGTTCTCGAACATCTCCATCATCGGTAATCCAAACTTCTTGATTTGATTCTCCATTGATATTCACTTGAAAATAATTAGGAAATTGCGAAAACGTTGAACTCATAACTTGTTTCGTATGAATGATGTTTCTGTCTCTGACATTTGTTTTACAGTTAGAAAGATATGACTTATATGCCTTATATGCCTTGTATCTCACACTAATTCACGCTCATATTTTTTAAATAGTATTGCATCATCAGCGAATCGGCACGTTCAATAGCTTTGTCCCGTAATACAGCTTTTTCTTTAAAGTTCTGAGATTCGCTATACCTTTTCCAGTCTGATGATGAAATCGCCAATCTCATATCAAGAATATTATTTACCTCTTTTTCAAACCATTCACCAAGCATAAGTTGCGACAGAATTTCTTGCTCTAATTCGGTTAAATCAGCAGTAAAGTTTTTATTTTCTTCATCTCTGTCAGACAGATCGCTTTTACAGTAGCTGAACTTAACCAAGCCTGATTTAAGAAATCCTGTAAGATAATCTTCGTAATCTTCAATTGAGCGTAGAAACATTTCATCAATAGTATAATCTTGAATTTTACTTTGAAATCTTTCGAATATTTTTGAATATGGGGTCATAATTAATCCCCCTTTATGCGTTATTCTTTACTTTAGCCAGTTCATACAAATCTTGTTTGACCAATTTACCAATAGCATCAATCTTATATCTGTCTTGAAATTTATTATCATTAGTCGCAATGCCAACCACAATTCTTTCGATGATATTTTCTTTTAACGTTGGAGATACAGAATTCAAAGTATCAATAATTTCATCAATATCAAGAGAGATAATGTTATCAATTGTTTCACGACTCACAAATTTTTGATAAACATCGTCGAGATACAAAGCTTTAACTGCTTTTTCACTTTGAATGAGAAATGCTCCTTCGTGAGCAAACTTAGTATGGTTGTCTACAATTGCTCGAACATCTTCAAAGGTAATCGTCTTAGAGCTACCGAAATCGTTAAATCTGATGGTAGATGTAGTGCCTGTAAGATTCAGACCTCCATTAGTCAGAGAGACCACCCTGATATATTCACGAGGATCAATATCCAATTTATCCTCAACAGATTCAAACAGAGAATTAACTTTTTTAGCTTCTGTTTTGATTTCCTCATGAGAAGTTTCAATTTTTTTATTTTTCTCCAGTAAGTCTTCAACTAGAGAAGTAAGTTTAGCAACTTGGTCTTCTAAAGCGATTTCTTTTTCTGTTTTTTGAGAAGGTTCATTATTTGTGTTTTCAGTATTAGTAATCTCCATTTTTTTTGGTGCTGCCATCTATATGCCTCCCTATTATTTAATAAAAAAGGTCGATAAGAATATACTTACCGACCAATGATTTTATGAGAATTTATACAAACCATAAGCTGCTGCGGTAATCAACTGCACATCGTAATGCTGTGCAACAGAGTAACCCACAGTACGATCTGCGTTATCTTCTGGTTTGGATTGAGTGATTTCTGTGTTACCTTCGAATCCAATTTTAACAAGCTTATCAGAGCCAGAAGAGAGTACAACGGCGAAGTCACCGTCAATAGCAAAATCATCGCTATTCGGTTTCAAACGTTGTCCAATTTCAAACAGTTCTGTTCCTTGGAAATTGCCCAAATGTCCAGTTTTATTAAACTCTTGTCCAAGACCAAATTGAAGGTATTGATTTTCGGGTAGGATACGGGCAAGAGCAGTCTTAGTGCCGAACACTACACTCTTATCTGTGTTATTTGCAGCAGAAACACGTTGAACCAGATTGTTGAAAGCTGTAGAAGTAAATGCTGCATTTTCTTTATATTTAGCACCCAGAGTAGTAAAAGAGTCATAAATAGAAGAGTAGATGCGAGTAGTGATATCTGTTTCAATTGCCTGAGCCACACGTGCAACCCATGCTCCCCAATTTGTTTTTCCTGCGAGTACTCGGTACAATTCTTCATAAATCTCTACAGTTCTACGTTGAGGTGTAAGCGTTACATCTTTTCCGAACAAACGTTGACGTTGATTGCCGCGTTGCCCGTTAGCCTTTGTACTAACCACAAACAAATCAGGGCTGTCTACGTGAAACAGAAGTTGATCTCCCCAATTTACATTCTTAACATCAGCAAATTGATAAAAACTATCAAGCACTGTTTCAGGGATGACAATATCCAATGTTTGAGCGACCAAGGCAAAAGTAGCCCATTGGACATTTGGATTAGAAGCGATCATACCTTCAGTAAAATTAGTATCAGATGGAATACCTGCTAGACGGTAAGCCTCTTTTTTCAAGCCTTTGGTAAACAATTCTTGTTTTGCGTCAAGGTTTACACCATCATTTGCATACTGAGCATACTTATTAAAACGACCATCTTTGTTGCGGTTTTGATAGCAATAGTGATACCATGCTTCCACCCCAGCTTGTACAACATCTTTTTCGGTTTGTGACATATTAAAAAACTTAAGATTACTATAGTTTTTCATACTAAATTAGTTCCTCCAATTATTATGTATTAGGCTTCTTTAATTACTTGCAATTTTGTAGCTGGTACACGAGTACGACCAACCGAAATAGTTGTTTTTTCCAAAACTAACAATGCTACTTTTGTTGTTCCAATAGTTGCACTAGCAATGCCTTTATATTTACCATCTTGTGGAATAACGTATTGATCTACAACAGTTACACCATCAATACCATCGTCAGTAATAGTGAACGTATCACCATTCTTAAGACGAAATGCACGAGCAGGGGTGTTGGCTTTATTGGTGAATAGAGCAGGGTCACTTACATCAATTCGAAATCCATTAACTTCTGGAATTTCTGGGCTTGCAACCAACAACACTTCTTGAGCTGTAACATCAGTTGGAGTTGCAGCGATTCGAACTTCTGGATTACCGGGTAACACTCCTTTTAGAACTACAAAACTACCGTTATCTACCGCTACAGGTAGTTGCACAGACTGAATAAAGCTGTCTACTTTTGTACCAGCCATCAGATTAAGATTTACAATTGTACTCATTTAAAATATTTCCTCCTATTATTTGGTTTATTGAGAAAGTCTATCCCAAACTGTTTTGGGCATTTCTTTATTTTGTTCACTGTCATCTGGAAGCCCCATTGAAATAAAATTAAAATTCTTTGACTTTGTAGTTTCGATAATACGATCACATACGTAAGATTTGACTTCCTTTTCAAATTCAGCAAAAGTAGTAAACGTGGAGCGCTTTTCTGTAAACTTAGCCTTTTCATCTTCTGTGAGTAGAGTAGGGTAAGAGTTGAATAGTTCATCGATTTTTTCTACATCTTCAGCTTCTTTAAACTTTGAAATTTCTTCTTGAAGTTCGTTGATTTTCTCATCTTTAGATGTAATTTGAGATTCTACTTCAGTGAATTTCTCTTGAATTTCAGTTAATTTTTGATTCAAAGAAAGAATGGCTTCATCTTTACCCTCGATTTTTTCAGTAAACTCTGCTACCACAGTTTCTTTCTCAGTTTTTTCTTTGTTCAATACTTCTGTTGCTTTGCTGTTAATTAAATCAATAGTGGATTTAAAGGTGTTGATCTCGTCATCAGTTTCTTCGCCATCTACCCAATCAACAGGGGAATATTTGATTCTTGACAGAGTGTCGAAATCAATTACAACGTTGTCTCCTTGCATACTGTAGGATGCTTTTTTATATTTGTATCCGTCTTGTACATCACAAAGATAGATGTAATTTTCATCAAAATCACTGAGATAGTAAGAACATCTTTCTACAGATTCTCCATACCAGTTCGTACCTATGTATGTCTTTTTACTGAGCGAATTATCAATTTCTTCGTATAATTGATTGGTAGTCAATTTAAAAAGTGACGCAATTTCTTTTTTATTTTTATGCAATTGAAAATCATCCTCCTTGCTACATTTTGTTTGTGCATCACTGTCCTTGAAATGATGCAGAAACGAATTTAATTCTTTTATTTTTTTGTTGAAATCGTCATCCAAAGAAAACTGCTCAATTTTTGCATGAGCGTCAATCATACCAGTACCATATTTTTTTCCTAATAGGGTAACGCCAGTATATCTAAAGGATTTGATATCTAAGATTTTTGTCTCTTTGTCATACACAGACTCGTCTATTACAATTTCGATTGACAACTTAGTTTCTTCTTGATTGCTGATGATAGTGATTTCATCTTGAGCATACACATTCCATATGTATCCATCTACAACAGCATAATTTCTACCATCTATCTCTTCATAATGATAGTTATTATTAACAGCAGAAATTACCCCGATGGGTTTTTCAATGTATGTAATTTTATCTTCAACTTCGTCGTATTCCATTTCATGCTCACCAAAATCATCACCTTCAATATGGGCAAGTATAGGAATGTTTATTACAGACGATTCTGCGCTCTTTAACACATCAAAATCAATGTTACTTTTATTGTTATTTACACCGTCATGAGATATCCACATTCTTAATCTTGAAAATCTAGAATCGTTAAGAGGTTCAATTTCATAGTTCTCGACGAATAGAGTAACTTTTTTTTTCTTATTTTTTATAATTATCACCTCCTCAAAAGAATCTAACGATTATTTAGATCCAGATCTCTTGTCTTTGCACCATCATCACTAATATCGTTGTCAGATACTTTTGGACGACCGCCTTCCTTGCCACCATTTTGAACATGAGAGCTGGAAAGAGGGACAAGATATTTTTCAACTAGATTGATGCTATTTTCATAAGCCAGCAGACTCTGCATATCATCGGGATTGACCCCCATAGCAACCGACACTAAAGTTTTGGAATATCCAAATTGAGCAGCTTTAAGATAGGCTTCTAATTTTTCATTCCAATTAAAAACAGTTATATCTGGGAAAACAACTTTGTGACGATACTTCCCTGTTTTACTTTTTAGATAACTGTTAATGAAACGCTCAAATTGGCGATACATATGTATCACATAGCCTTCATCCACTTTGATTGATGCCTGTAAACCAGAAGCATTTAATGCTCCTTCGCCAAACAATACAGGACTAGAACCCGCAGCTTGATAAAAATTTTGTTGGCTGTAGCCAACTATATTGTTCTGTGTTTGTGATTGATTAAAATCTACAGTTTTTAGTTCGAATGGAGTTGTTGCTACTTTTACTCCATTAGGTACACCAGCTTGAAGAATGGCAGTATACTGACCTGCAACATTGGGATCAATTGCAAAATTGTTTGCTACGGAAGCACCTTTGGTATCGCTCTTCATCGGGATTTGTCCAACAATTATCTTCCAAGTTTCAAGCTCGGTTTTTGTTTTCAGTAAACCTTTATAATGTTCTATTTCAGCACTATCTAAAAATAACCCCATTAAAGGAGGGGTTAGTCCAGCTCTTGTTTCATCGAATTTAAATACTGGTGCTTTTATGGGATCAAGAGGCTGCCAATAAAAATAACGATCTTTTCTATTTTTATCGGTATTAACAAAGTCACTATAATAATCACTGAATTCAGACGCAAAATCATTAATATTCACACCTGATTGTAAAAAGTAGTACATATTAAAAGCATATTGATATCCATATTCGGTTTTATTGATGATCTTGCAATATTTTGCTGGCATTTCTTGCAAAGCGACAGAATCACCAAACTCACGAACGTAATAGAATTTAGCATCTTCCAAGATTACACCTTTTAAAATATTTGGAAAGGTAGACTTGGGCGATAGTTTTTCAACAATGTCTACAGCTTTTCTTCTAGATTTTTTAAAAGCTGTAGATTTCATATCTTCTTCGTCAGCGTTAGTGGCAACTATAAATGAGTCAAAGGTAGGTATGGTTGAATAATAGTTAACCAATCGATTAAACTGCATTACCACATTAAAAAGGTACTGACTTAAATCCTTTAGAGCGTCTTCGTTAGCTTTTGGATTTTTAATCATTTCTTCAATCTTTTTTCGATCAAATGTAGTAGGGGACATGTTCAAGGATTTTAACAATTCGTTTTGCCATAGTGGACTGAATAGAGAACCGCTTTGATAACTGTTAGATAGTGCTTTGGCGAATTGTAGCGCATATTCATCGTTTGCAGTAGAGAGAAGAGGGGGTGATTCTCCGTCTTTAGATGTAACTGTATTTCTTTTTCTGGTCATTTTTCACATCCTTTCTTATGAGTATTGATAATCCTAAGATATGTATAGATAATCAAGGATGTTGCTCACAAAAGCTGGTTGGATTTTGTTATTTTGTTCCTTTAAATGTATCCAAAATAGTCCATACATTAAAGCGGAAAATTTATCTTTTTTAATTCTAGAAGAAACGCGTTCAACTTTAGTGTCATTTCCACTCTGTTTATATTTAAGATTCATTATCTCTTCGCATAGTATATCTGTTAGTACATAAGGAATCTGCAATCTTGATATCTCATCGCTGTCTTTTATCTTATGTTTCGTCTTCTTTTCTAAATCTTTAATTCCTTCGTGCGGAGATTTTAACAATCCAACATCCATTTTGGCGAATGTTTGCATGAAATGATTTATCATATCACTTTCTCGTGTTTCTTTATTTTGAGATTTCAACGCAAACACCATAGGTATGCTATTTTCCGCTTGGTATTTATCGTATCTGTCGTCGTTAACCACTGAGTACGGGGGGTTGCCATCGTCTAAATCAAGCACAAGATTATCAACCACAGAAACGCCCAGACCGTTGGCGTCGATCACAAGTATACTTGCTTTAAATTCGTTCACTTTCTGTTTTAAAAACTTTGCTTGTAATTGGCTATGTTGCCCTTCCATTGAGAAAATATTAACCACTTCTTTAACGTAGTTACCATTGCTTTTGGGTGTAATTTTGTACACTACAAGACATGACAGTGCATTTTCATCACCCTCATTACGACTGACATCGTAAGCAAGGACATATTCAACGTTTTCGCTTCCGCAATGTTCCCATTCAGCTACGCCTACGATTCTCGTCTTATTTAGTTTTTCATCAGATACCAAACTGTCAGATGAACTCCCTGTCCAAAGGGACTCGTACTCCCGCATAAAATCCATAATTGAGTATGTAGGAGAATCTTTAAGTGCCTCAACAAAATCAATGTCTAATTGTTCATAAAGGCAAGGAAGTTCATAAGAATTTCCAATACAAAAAGCGGATTTTCCGTCCATCATTTCATTGTAAACTTCTCTTAGTTTCTCAAAAGCAAATTGCTGTTGAGTTCCTGCGGTTGTAATGTATATTTCAGATTTATGTAATTCATTTGGATCAATTGACCCACTCATAGATGTTCTGTTGTTAGCCATTAGAGGGATAATGACGCTGTTAAGAACATCTCCATTAAACTTTTTGTCAGCAATTTCTTCTATTGCTCCACCAAATCTTCGTCCACCACGAGTTGCATCTGACATTTGAACAACATCGTATCTTGAACCATTATGAAAAATTACTCTAATATAATCTTTTTGCAAACTAATGTCTTTTACTTCACTTTTAAGCATTGGGTAGTGATCAAAAATTTCATCAAGTTTTTCAGAAACGATTTTTGTGGCTTGTTCTTTACCGGGGGCGCAAATGAACAGTCTGGTTTTCGGATAAAAAATACATTTTAAGATATAGGCTAAATTTTGAAGGTAGCTTTTCGAAGTCCCACGAGTAGCCGTGAGATATACTTTTCTGTAACGCAACATTATTCGCAAATAAATTCTTTGATAAAAATATAATTGGATTTTTGAATCGGGAGAAGAGGTGAAGTCTAAAAAGTGATCGGGGTAATGCCTAAAATAACTGCAATACTCTCTCCATTTATCTTTCATGTCGTCAAAACTTTTCAACATTAATTCATTGACGTTATTCGTTTCAAAGTTTTCTGGTGATTTGAACGCATCTGCGTCTAGGTGTTTTCTGTCTCGTTGACTGTAGTTTTTATGTGAAGCCATGTTTACTCCATCACATCTTCAGAATCTATCTTAGGAGTGTCAGACGGAGGCTCAGACATTCGATCTATCTTATTTAGTCTTAAAGTGAAATTTTCTATATGCATAATCGTTTTGTCAACCATATCTTGATCAATTCCCTTAATTTTACGATAATACTCCCAAGGAGGAATGTGCCCATCCTTTTCTACCTCTGCATAGATAGTACTGAAGTTTCTGATTCCACCTGTCTTATCTGCTTCCGTTTTGTCGGATGCACGAAACTTGCTGTCTGCCATGTATTTTGAAAATAAATCTCCAAGCTGTTTGACTTGCCCGTATCTACCAGCCTCTAATTCCTTATCCATCTTCAAAGAGATAACAGATAGTTTTTTAAGATATGTTTCGTCACTAGGTGTTTCTATTTTATTGGAAGTTTTCATTTTTTGATAAAAGTCTTCTAATTTGATAAAGTCTTCTGCTTCATAGTTTGAACCCCACCGCAAAATTATTTCTGGGGTAATTGCAAAATCAAACTTATATTTTTTATTTTCATCGTCTTGGTAATTCTCAATATCCATATCATCTTCAAAAATAGAGTCTTTCCAAGTTAAATGTCTATTGTGAGCAAGTTGCACATTCTTCATATACACTCCAAAAATAGTCATTTTACGTCTTACAGCTTCCTCTTTTGAGGATTCCCATAAATTACAGACAAATGGACGATTTAGTTTCATAAGTTGGTCTTGAACTTCGCCTATATTTTCGGTGTTAACACTAGTTACTACACAGTTTTTGCAAACGGGGTATAGCTTGTCCGCATATTCGTCTGATTCTGATTTATAGTATTTATCTACTGTTTGAGATTTATTACATTTCAAACATACCTTCTTTAATCTATCCGATTTATCTGCCAACATTTCACCTTCTTTGTATAGAAGAACATAATAAAATTCCCATTTGATAAAAAGCATGGGGTAGGAGGGAGTAGCCTGTTTAAAGGTTCCTATTACGGAACCTCCCCATGAAGAACACATAAGAAAAAGCCTGATAAAACATACAACTCAGGCAATTGATTTATGTATTCTTCTCAGTGATATTGTTTTATATCTTGTAAATTAATATCTATTTTGTACTCAATCCGTTCATTCTCATCAAAAATATGCATCTTCTGCATTGCGTCTGCATACATACGTTTACTGATTGCGTAAGAATCAGCACCACAAAGACTACCATTCGAAATTACGGTTGTCCTACCAAAATCCTTTACAGTGTCATGATGAATATGACCTTGGAAGAGATATTGAGGAATTACTCCGAGGAATTGAGGTAGTTGTCGAGCTGAGCTTGAAACATGATCTATATCGCCGTGAACATAGGCATGTGGCTTCGAAAATGTAGTATCTACATAATACCCATCTTCACCTTTTAGGATTTCAATATTTCTAAAATTACGTAAACGACTCTCCATATACCAAGGAATTAGATTTTCAAAGTTTTCCTTAAGTAGAGAGTCGTTTTTATTTGCTATTGTTCTTGAGTGATTTCCGTTTAGGCAAATAACTCTGACTTTGGGAACATACTTAGATATTTCAACTACAGCTTCAGATAATCGCTCTGATATGTATTGAATTTGAGATATAACATCTTCGCTTTGTTCAATTCTTGATGTTAAATGGATAAAGCCAGCAATTTGGTCTCCAATAGAAGCGATTGACAACTCATCAACATTGTGTTTTTGGCAGTAATGTATTGTTTTTGATACTAAATGACTAAAACGTATATCAAATATTTCTGGATTGTATTTATTTAAAGAATTATCAGATCCTTGCCCATAGTGAAAATCACTCCACAACACATTCGCCCTGATGAAAGAAGAACTCTCCTTGACTGGAGAGTAGGGGAGAGGCTTAAATTTTTCAAGTTGCTTTATGCTTGATGAAATTTCTTCTTTCAGATGCTCAAACTTAGCAATCATCTTAATTTTGTTATTTAATTCGCGCTTTTGATCTTGAAATTGATACTTTTGCTTTTGTAATTCAATAGTTTTATCTTGAATTTCACGTATATATTCATCGGTTGACGACTTTTTTAAGCCAATTGAGATGCCACGCGTAAGTAAATGAAACTCTTTGCGATATTTAGACTCTGTAAAATCTTCGTTAAGAAACTCATTCATATGCGTAGCAATTTTACTCCAAGACAAGCCCAACTCATCTTTATTGGAACCAATTCGTATAAGGTATTCCTCGTATGTTTCGTTATCTAATGATTGAAGAGGAGTCATTCATTTACTCCTCTTCAATTTCTAGTCCAACTGGAATTTCATAATCCTCAATCGGAGCAACTTTGATTTTTTCACCATCAATTGTAATGGTGATCTTAGAGGCATTAGGGTATAGCCCAAAGGCTGCTTCCCGAATTCCATTCAAGCCAACCAATTTCTCTTTATTTGATTCCATATATATTTGCTCCCTATATTATGTATTTTTTGAGTCTAATCTAAATCTGCTTTTTGTAGCTCACCTTGTTTGGGTGAGATAGAGGGGGAGATTCTCCCCTCTTAAAGTATTACAGCTTGTTTTCATCAGTCATCAGTCTGCCATGTCTCATCTTGCGGGTTCCTTTGTTCAAGGCTTAGTTAAGAATGAAGTCAATGTAGGGCGGCGTATCCTGATCTCTGGTAACTTCCATATTTGTATATAGTAAGCGCGTAGATTACCTTTTCTACTTCATTGACTTATATCTGGCTTGTGCCAACTTTACCACTTACTCTTCTATGGTGGTGAAACACCGATTTTTCTGATCCTTGTATATTTTCATCTACCCACATGATCCAGTGAGTAGACGTTTTAGTTTATGTATAATTAAAATAAAATTACTGTTTTACTGTGTCTTTCAGAGCTTTAGCGGCTTTAAATGCTGGTTTTTTGGATGCTGCGATAGCAATAGTGGCCTGCGTCTTAGCTGTATCAGCATCTACACCTTGCTCTTTGAGTTCTGCTAGCAGTTTCGGATTAATGCCGTTTCGAGCAGCGGTTTCACGCACCTCAAATGTACCAAAACCAGCAATCTTAATTTCTTCGCCTTTAGCCAATGCACTTGTAATAGTAGCCAATGTAGATTCAACTACTGCCTCAACATCTTTTTTTGTGTAGCCCGTAGTTTCTGCGATTGTCTTTACCAATTCTGTTTTATTCATGTTATAATTATCTCCCTTAATATTGTTTTTTGTTTGATGGGGGATGATGTAAAGATCTCTTCGCTTTGTATATCAGTCAAAACTTGTCCCCCTTAAAGACTATTAAGCGAATTGAAAAAAAGATTAAAAAATCCAATAAAACACTAGGTTTTATGTATACCGCTCGTTTCGTTCCTCATGGGGACAGTTTTTACTTCTTTGTTTTCTCTTTTTATCTCGCTCTTTTGCCTTTCTTATTATCTTAAAACAGTCCAAACAATAAATTTGACGCTGTTTAGTTATAGTATAATTTTGTCCACATCTTTCGCATCTTCCCATCTTATTTAGATTTCTCAATAAATTTGCTACTATAATATCACCGAATGATGACCATAAAGTTGTCTTGAAATTACTCTTTTTATTGTTATACAAGTATTCAATTAATACATCAACAATTTCATACTTATTCTTTTTACTACTTGAAAATATAGTTTCTCTTATTAATGAATAATGAAATAACTCGTCATTTGACTTTGTGGTTCCATCGGTAAAAAACATAAATTTTTTGTTTTTATCTAATTTTGTATATGCGTCAACAACATTCTCGTCAATTAGTACAGGAATCGTAGGATCGCTCAATAAAAGACTATAGTTGAATTTACCAAGACCAGCATTTTTAAAATTAATTCTCGGATTGGGTACAAGGTTTGATAGACGATTCATTACACTGTTATTAGAAACCTCAACTTTATTTTCCTCTTTGTCTTTTGCATACATAAAAAATTTAGGTGCTTTTGTTTTAGTATGATTTAATATAATTTTCTTTATTTGCTCTGGACGTTCTGGTTTATACAATGTTTTTGCATAGTCGATTGTAAAGTTGTTTTCCATACACAAAGTTTTGATAACATTAAGGTCAATATTATCACTGTTCCAAATCTTAGTAATATCATTACTAATGATTCCAATGTTTCCCCCCGTATAAGCAGCATTTAATCCGTCAAATATACTTTTACTATTGATAAGTTCCGCTCCTGCTTTAGCCATCTCATAATAAAGGGGGTATATACCTTGCATATTCCTTTTTGCTGCATTAACAAGTGTTTCATCACAACAGACTAAAGCTTTGTCACCATCATTATCAAACATCAGTATTTTACTTATGGGGTCATGAATGCTGGTATACAAGCTCTTAGTTACAAACCACCGTTTCATCTCTTTATTCTTAGTATTTTTCCTTATCGCATGTTCTCTATAAAGATGTGGACTTCTCAGGCAATCTAAATCAATAGCATTTTCGAATAAATCGCAGAATACTTCTGCATTCTCTAATAACCCTTTGGGTTGGTCAATTTCCAAGAAAAGATACTCACAAAAAGCATATAAGTCAGGGCTTATGAACGTATACTTGCCATTCACATCAACTTTTCCTGCTTTAGCATGTTTGATTAAGCTTTTTTTCACTTGTTTGATTGTTTCTTTGCTATAGGTATCGTTTAATAGCTCTGGATATATTTCTAATGCTTTTTGAAAACTATTTTTATTCTTATTATAATTTGTGACTCCCAAGGTTTTTAGCATTGTGTTTTTGTCAGTTCCAATTTTATGAATATCTTGTACTGTTTCAGAACTTATGATTTTTAGCTCCCGATCTGTTATATCGGTTAACGTTTGTAGCATTTGATAATTCAATTTAGCATTCCCAATCGTGTCATCTTCTTCATTACACTTTCCAGCTTGACAGTTATAATTTAAATATTTATCTATGTATTCTGACCAAGAATTATAGTATTTCCACATTTTGAACTGACTCTTTGTAAAAATAACCTCTATTTCCTCTTTTAACACGTCATGTTCTTTACCATAAATATCTTTGATGATTCCATACCTACTATAACCTTGTTGTTTGTTTTTTTCTCTTAAGAATTTATCAAAGGGAAAGGGGACTAGCAACCCTTTGACCCAAGGAAGACGAATCATCATTGCTTTTTTACTTTTGCGCGGTAAAATCATTCCGCAACCATCTGTATGCTCAATGGGGACATCCATAGTTTTGCGTTCAATGTCGTAGGTTTTATCTGAAATGAAGTCAACGGTAGTTTTTAAAGTTGTAGTCATATCATCCACGACAATGGATTTATTAATATCAAAATCAAGCCATTGCTCAGTTGCACTATTACAAAGAGCTAGGTACGCCAAATACTTGTTAATGTTCACGCCACCAAGTTCATTGATTTTATCAATAGTTAGTCCACACATTAATGTGCGCTGATTCCTATGAAAAACTGTTTCTTTTATAAAAACAGTTTTTTTTGTTCTAATTTGCCCAGCACTTGCTGTAAAACAAACATATTTCTCATTATTATAGAGGAATCCGTTAACAATAATATCCTCCAGTACATCGAAAAAATATGTTTGAACTATAATTATATCTCTAAATAAACTATTTTCTTTGATTTGAAGCACTCTAGTTAGAGTTGAGTCAAATACAGACACAATATTCTTCAGGTTGTTACTATCAACTTCGCTTGGACGAAGAGACCTGATGGTTTTGTTGTATCTAAAAAGGGTATAGAGTAATTCTTTCGATTTCTTTATTCGTTTATTGGTGTATTTTATGTAGCGGTTAACTTTATCTAATAAAAACCCATCATTTAATTTCTTATTTTTTATTTCTTTTAATGTTGTTCTAAATTTATAGTTCCGTTTTTGTCTTCTATGTATTTTCATTTCTGTCTCATTGTAAAAAGCGCTAGTATCAACACTAAAAATATGTACTTGTTTATTCAAATTAATTTACGTTCTCTCCTTTGTGAAAGATAGTTGCCCAAAATAGCAGTAATATACTTGTAATACCAGTCATAGTCTGTGAATTCCTTGCGTTTGTTGTAGTAGTTAACCCTAAGAATAGCAATTCCTTTACTACGACAATAAGCATCCTTTATTTCATCTCTATGTTTCGCTGCTATTCTTCTAGTTGATTTATGATCATACTGATGTTCCACATCATCTATTTCAACAAGAGATAAAATGCCTCCGTTTGACCCGAAAACAACAAAGTCGAATTTTAGAGGTTGTTTATTCTCACCTTTCAGATCATCAAAAGAATATTGAATTTTAAAATTGTAATCGTGATTTTTCAAATAATCGTAAACAACTCTTTCAGAGAAAGGGAGATTGCAAACAGGGCATCCACGGCCTTTCTTGATGTTTGTGGGTGTAATGCCCCATTTGTACTTATCGATATTACATTTCACGGAAACTGAGAGTGTACTTTTTTGATATGGAGAGAGAAGTTTATAATTTTTACTTCTCAGTATTCCTATAATTTCTTCTTCAAAGTTTCCTTTTCTGCCAGAACAGTAGGGACACCATTGAGACTTGCTAAACAAGCAGTCAGCCGTAGTAAAGAAATTGGGATGATTTTTGACTCCACAATCAATCTCATATGTACTTTTAGCTGTTTTCCATTTAGGACTTATTAGGTTACCACCTTTAGATTCACAAAGGTTTCTAAGTCGTTTAAAAAGATATACGTGATCTTTTTTGTTTTTACAACAAACACTACTTTTTAAATTACTGCTACAAGCGCCGCAAGGAGAAAAGCTCTTTGCTAATATATTCTTTGCGTTCATGGTTTTACGTACATCTCCATGATCATTACAATGGTAAATGAACGATATAGGTTCTGTGCCACCGTTATAATCACTTATAATTTTGACTCGATCTCCAAATTTATCATACACTTTCTTTCTGAATTCTTCTGTAGTCTGCTTTTTGATCCCCAAAAACCAATGTCTCCTTTCATTTATTATTTTATATGTATTTTTACTTACTAAAAGCTATTTCATTTTCTTTACTGGCTACTGTCTTATATGGCTCTCGATAATACTTATTTTGCGCTTCATTCTTAAGCCAAAAAACTTCATCGTCGTACTCTTCTATGTATTCAATACAATCCTCTGTACCTTCTAACATCCAATCTGATACATTTCTCTCATCAAACACATCTACTTTATACCCATCATAGTACAAATCCTCCCATGTAGTAATAGAATGATTCCCTTTGCTTCGTTTTTCCATTATGTATTTATTTCCCCTCAATTTTTTATTTTTATATCAGAGACAAGTTATCTCTGTGTTCACAATATATCACGTCGCTATAAATTCGTCAATAAAAAAGATAATTTAATTATATTTACTTATTGGAAGAGTAAATGTATAATGTATATAAGATGAAAGGGGGTTGCGTCACATGAGCGCAATAACAAATAATATAGTTGGATTACATAATAGAAGCGTGTACGAAGATATTGAAACGCACCTAAATAGTTTCGAAAGTAAATTTACTTCAAACACCTATAGAAATAGTTTGGCTAAATTTTTTATGTGGTACAGCAAGGGAAAGGATATGTCTTCATTAAAAAAAGAGGATTTGACAATAAGAAATGCAGATATATTGAGATATAGAAATTTTCTGGTGGGATTGAAAGATGAAGAAGGAGGCAGATTTTATACAAACACCACAGTAAATAATCATATAGCTGCAATTCAAAGTTTATATTCTTTTTTTGAGAAAAATGATTATGATGTTAAAGCTATCACAACACATATAAAACCATTATCAGATGACTCGAAGAGATGTGGCACTTTATATCCTCATGAAGCTGAACGGATGGCTATCATTATAGAAAAAACAAAAAAAGGAAATGAAAAATCTGCACTGATTCGAATGGCTTACACAACGAGCTTTCGTAAAAGTTCACTTCTGAATCTAGAGTGGGATGATATAGTATATAATGATGTTCACGACTACTATGAGGTCTATATTGTTGGTAAAGGTGGAATAAAGCATGTTATGCCTATTGAGCCTGAATTGTACAGCTATCTGCTTAAGATAAAAGAGCAGCCTTATTACAAGCAGTACGCAGACAATAAGGTATTTCATTTAGATACTAAAACGATACAAAAGATGATGGGTTATTTAAAACAAGAATTAAATATCCCAACAGAAAGAAATGTGGTATTCCACAGCCTTCGAAATGTAGCAAGTAGTTTTGGAACTCTTGAAGAAGCAAAGAAACATTACAATCATTCGAGTTACGATGTTACTGAACGTTACAGACACAAGGACAATGACTTAAGTAACAGCTTGAGCTTAAGAATTAGTAATCAAATTACTGATTCAATATTTGAAGAATTGTCAAAAGAAGAGTTGATTGAGATTATTCGAAGTCAACACGAAGGAGTGATTTTTCAAATGAAGAGAGATGCAAAAAAAATAAAAGAAGACAAGGAGAATTACTAATTTTGAATAGTGATATTATTGAAATTAACTTAAAGCCAGTGAAAAAATTGTATTACGGCTCCGATTTTGGTGTGTTTTCATGTGTCTCAAACTCAACAAGTGTAGTAAATAATCAATATGGTAATTTTGTAATCAATGGGCCAATGCCAGAATTGAGTTTGAAGGCTGAATATGTTGCAAGATTACACTATGTTCAACACAAAAAATATGGATGGGGTTATGAGGTACAAAATATACGCCAAGAACTGCCTAATACAATAAAAGGACAACATGCATTTTTACGGTCAATTCTAAGCGAAGCGCAATGTGAACCGATCATTGAAAGGTATCCGAATGAAGATATTATTGAAATGATAAGAAGTGGTACACTTAATTATTCAGAAATTAAAGGGATAGGCAAAAAAACTTTTAATAAGATAAGAGAAAAAGTGAATGATAACTTTAACATACAAGAGGTATTAATTGAGTTATCTCAATACGGTGTTACTTACACTGTCATTAAAAAATTGCTAGAACGATATTATAACTCGCCAACTATAGTAGTTCAAAAGATCAAGGAAAATCCATATATATTGTGTGAAGAAGTAAATGGGTTAGGATTTAAAAAAGTCGATGGCTATGCTTTGATGATGAATATTGAAGAGAATTCTCCGTATAGATTGGTGGCTGCTATTGACTACATACTCAAAGACGAAGAAAGTAAAAACGGTCATTGTTGGATTAATATCGATCATATGAAAAAATCAATGATATATCTGTTAAATTTATCAAGCGAAATAATCTCCAACTTTCTAACAAGAGAGAATCTAAGGAGTTTTTATTTGGACGAGACCAGAATAGCTTTGAAAAGGGCATATCAAGATGAACTAAAAATTTTCAACAAAATAATGGAATTATTAAAAGGAGATCCATATAGAATTGAAAATATAGAGAATAAGATTGAAAAAGTTGAGAATGAACAAGGTTTTAAATTTACAGAAGAACAAAGACAAACAATCTTTGATTGCGTTGAACATAATGTAGTTATAATATCTGGTAAAGCAGGTACAGGTAAAACTTCCGTTCTCAAAGGAATATTAAAAATCTTGGACGAATATACATATGAGACATGTGCATTTAGTGGTAAAGCTTCTCAAAGAATCATAGAATCTACGGGATTAACATCTCAAACAATACATAGGCTTCTTGGATACAATCCTAAAATGGGATTTTTATATGATCATGACAATCCTTTGTACCAACAAGTTATTGTTCCAGATGAAGGAAGTATGATTCCAAGTTATCTATTTAGATCGCTAATAGTTGCAATTCCAAATGGACATAAACTTATAATGCTTGGGGATGTGGAACAATTAGCGGCTGTAGGTTCTGGTAAGCCCTTTATTGATATGATAGATAGTAAAAAAATAAAAGTTTGTGAGTTAACACAAGTACATAGACAAGCAATGAAATCAGGGATATTAGTGGCAGCTAATACTATACGAGAAGGAAATCAGATTGTTCAAGCAAACGATTATACGCCAAAAGTAGTAGGAGATTTAAAAGATTTATTTTTATATCCCAAAGTAAATAGTCAAGATATTTATAATCATATAATAGAGTTATGCAAAAGCAATAAAGATAGGTTCAACTTAAAAGAGTTCCAAGTAATTGTACCAATGAAGAATAAAGGGATACTTTCAACTAAGAATTTAAATCATGCACTCCAAAATATATTTAATTGTAATTCAGAAAATGGACTAAAAAGGGCAGATATATTTTTTAAAACTGGAGACAAAATAATAAAAAATGGAAATGACTATGACAATGGAGTTTTCAATGGAACAATAGGATTCATTGCTTGTGTTGATTATGAAAACGATGCTTTAACTGTAGATTTCATGGGAGTAGAAGAACAAGTAATCTATAAACGAGAGCAGTTGTTGCAGATCGATCTTGCATACGCATTAACTACACATCGGGTTCAGGGCAGTCAATTCGATAATGTTATTTATGCGCTTGATTATTCATCTTATATGCTTCTCAATAGACAACAAGTGTATACGGGCCTGACTAGAGCAATTAAAAGGTGTGTGTTTATTTTCGAGTTAAAGGCTTTAATAAGAGCTACTCAAACAAACGATACGAATAAAAGAAATACTTTTCTCAAAGAAATGTTACAAAAAGGAGTCAACTAATTATGAATTTAAAAAATATACATAAAGGATTTGTAGCAAAAAATTATAAACATATGTGTGAGGTATTAGAGGAAGAGGTTAAAGAGGGTAATTCAAAAAACTCTCAATTAAAAGTCTGGAATAGTTATTTTGAATATGAAAAACGCGGCAATAAACTCGTAATAAAAAGAGTATATAAGAAACCAAAAGCAATTCCAGATACAAGAGGAGGAAATAAACTTCCTTATTTAGAAAATATAAATGATTTATTGATACAAATATTATTAAGGGCTAAAGGCTATAAATTTATACTATCCAAAAATAGGCTGTTATTGATGTTGAATATGATCAATGGGAAATATAATACAGGCAAAGATAATATAGAATATCTATGCAAACATTTAAAAATGGATAAAGTAGATATTTATGATTTTTACAATAGTACCGATGACACATTAAAAAGGAATTTAGAATCATCGCTAAAAGACTTGAAAAATAAAAAAGCAATTTTTTATAAAACTGTATTGATGATCTGTAAGAATAATGATGTGCATAGAGCAAGTGATGACGAAGAAGAAATGGTTTTAACAGTACAATCAAGAGTTCTAGAAAGTATGGGATATAAAGGATTGATCGAAGTGTTTAGAGATGGTGTCATTGAAGAATTTACTGAAATGAGTAATACAATACTATATAATGACTATGGAATTTCTTATGTTTTTGAAGCATACGATGTGACCTTAAACAAAGATAAACTTATTGATTTAAAAAAAATTAATGATAAGAAGCTTTTCAAGCTAGAAAATTGCATCAATATATCAATAAAAGATAGACTGCTCGATAATACTGGCAAACGTGTCACACGAGAAATTGAAAAATGGGATGACGGATTTGGTGAGTTCAATAGTAAAACAGCATTTAGAGCAAACAGTGATTATTATGCAAATCAAGAGAAATTGATAGATATATTTGTAGATGCAAACAGTAAATTCAACATGACTGAATTGAATAAAAGTCAATAAAATAAAGGGTTTTTGTATCAAAAAAGCATCAAAAGTTGAACAGCAAAAAATCTTAATAATAATATATATAGGGTTTTTGCTGTTCAACTTTTTTATAAAAAACTGGCTTAAACATTGGATAAATTGATGATTTTTGTGATGAAAAAAGTGATTATAGTCAAAATTGATTGAATCAGAATTAGCCGCATAGGGTGAATTGCCGTAGGCAAGAGGGAAACGGCGGCAGGTCGATAAAACGTTTACGAAGCGTAGCGAAGTGTTTTGTCGAGATGGTAAGAGAGTTTCCCTATATTTGTGGGTAAGGTCAAAAGAATCGTCACAAAAAATTAGCAAGCTAATTATTTCGTTCCGTCATCCAGTCACAGGTGACTGTCTGTAATTTGTATTTTCTCTGATAAATAATGAACAGTCATTCTTCGTGTTAATTTGGATTCTATTGTTCGAATCATAGATTGATCTATAGGAATGAAATTATTTGGTGGATGGTTAATGGAAGGGTAGGGTAAAGAAGACAAATTATAAAACTCTATACTTTTCTATGTAGGAGTTATGAGACCCAAGGTGAATTTAACAATCAGTCAAATGGGATTAAATAATAAGTTTGTTGACGAATATATGGGCAATTAATTGTATTTCGGATTATAAGGTAAGACATTCAGAAATGGATGTCTTTTTTGCTTGTCTTGAGGGAAGTTAAAATACCTTCAATCGTGATGATAAAAAAGCTCAATCGTGAATATAGATAAATTGACTAAAAACACTTATAGAATAAGGATAATTGAGTGTGTCGAGTTAAGTAATGATATGCTGAATCGCAAAAGGGTAGATGTGTAAAGGGTAATTTAATAAATATTAGATGAAAATAGCCGAAAAAGGCATGGTTACAGGATTGTAATAGGAGATAAAAAATAGATAAACAAAGGGGAGTTACGATTGAGTTTACGATTGAGATAAGGTGAAAATACGATGAAATAGTTACAAAATTTTAATATAAAGAAGGAGTGAAAAAATAACTTCAGTGTCGAAGTGGAAGTGCTACAGCATTATTTGTAAAAAATAGATGTTGATTGGATGTAAACCACCCCCCGGTATACTCTCCTAGATACCATATAAGTATAGTTGTATGGTATCTAGAGAAGGACAATGAATAGAAAATACTTGACAAAATGGTGTGAATATAATTCTATGAAATTGTAAAAAAATACTAAATATACTAGTTTAAATTTGAAACCTTTGGGCCGATAAGGAGGAGGGCAGAGGGGCAGCAAGTCGTTGTAATCGGTAGGTGACACGAATGGCATTAGACAAGACTATCACCAATTATATTGTATCATATATATTAACTGCCAACCATATCATTATAAATTAAATTGTACACAATATAATATCATCAAATTTAATATCAACCAACTTAATGCTCTCCATCTACCATTACCATTTACTCTATCTCGCTCACTCAATACCATGACACAATCACTCATGCATCTTACCATAATTATCAAGTCTCATCAATTTCAATAAGCAAAAATAATTAAATCCTTGTAATATCATACCGTCTGTGTTATAATTATATATGTAAGGAAGAGACGCAGAAAGGAGGTGGTAACATGATAGAAACGATAGGCAAAATACTTGCAACGGTTGGGGCTGCATTAACCACAACAATACTTGCAATGAACTTCTTCCCTGACAAGGCCAGAAAGATTGCTGATACTGAAAAGGTTAAAGCTGAAACAGAGAAAATAAAGGAGGAAACAAGAAGGCTCAAACTTGAGAATGACAAGCTAGAACGTGACAATCAGGTATAATACATATATCCTGTATGGGCTGAAGGAGTCGAATTGACTCCTTCTAATCTCTAGGATACAATAACATTGAGTTTGTTGTGATACGGTATCAAATGTGAAAGGAGATTGTACATGACCAACAATAAGACGATAGCTACGCGTATACTATCGGTCATTGTATTCCTTATTGGATGTGTCTTGCTAGGTATGGATAGTACAACATTGCCCACCTTCCTACCTTATGCATTCATCTTTATAAGTGTAATAACCTTTGTAGCTTCAATCAGAAAGTAATAAGACATACCATATGTAATCATCAGGTTGTACGCTGTGTACAGCTCTTACAAGCAGATATAGGCCTAGGCAATAACATGTCTAGGCTCTTTACTATGCCGTTATTCTTTTACCTACATCAACAAGCTACTTAGGTCTATTCAAATCCTACCTATCAAATTCAATAAGTAAATATAATTAAATAAATACTGTACATTATACTAGACATATGTTATAATTATATATGTAAGGGATACACACCGAAAGGTGGTGACACCATGCAAGAATACATACCTTACATTGCTCTAATCATAAACTTTCTCGGTTTTGCGCTTCGGATTCTCAAATTCATCTTTGATGAAAAACGAGCAAGACGCAAAGAGGAAGCAGAACGATTAGACAAGCTCAAAGAAGCTGAAAATGAAAAGAGTGCATTTCCTCCTAGAAAGGAAACACACTCAAAGCGTTGAAGCTTTAAACAACTAGGGGAATCAAATGGTTCCCTTAGTTCCTCACCTACATATTATCATAAGCGTTGACTATAGACAACATAAAGGAGGAATTACACTATATGAAACGATTTATTAAACGTATACCATCAAATGTATTGCTTATTATCTGTGCCATTGCATCTTTATTTATTGAGTATCCAAATTCAATAAGATTTGTTGCTTGGATATTAGCGGCTTTAATGATCGCAACAGGTGTATTGGGCATCATAAGAGATAAAAATAATAAGTAATGAATAAGCCTGATATTCTAATGTAGCAACAAATTACCTTTCTTATCTCATGTGATACAATATTGCTATTACTCTTGATAGGATGGGATGTTATGAATGACGATATATTGAAGCAAATAGAAATACCACCTAAGCTGCAAGAACATCTGAATTTAATGAAAAAGGTTATGGATAGCGATTACTATAAGACTGCATTTGATATGGTTTCTAAGTATGACAATCTGAAGCCTACCATTGACCATATAAAACAAATAAAACCATCTCTTGATTTGGTGAAAGATATACCATCTGAATACTTTAAACTAAATGAGATAACGCAAAAGTTCTTTAATCAAATACCAACTTCGACTAACAATAAAACTGACCGTTTATCCAATAATGATATTCCAACTACTCATGACGTGGATGAGTTTTTTGATACAGTTGAAAAAATCGTGCCACAGATAGATGATGAGGAATGTCGCAATGATGTACAACAACTCGTTACTGAGGCCAAGAAAGAATATAAATTCTTTGATTGGCATGAAGTAACAATGACAAAGGTTATCCCTTGGATTCTTGCAATAGTTGCGCTCATTAATGCTATATATCATTCGTAGATAATACCATACACAAACAAGCCTAGATGATCCTGTCTAGGCTCTTTTTCTGCTTACTGTTTAGGGTTGTATAAACGATTCACTTACTCGGTATCATATTCATTTTTTCAATTGTAGACAATTCCTCATTGGTTTACTTTTCAATTTTAACGGTAATCAATTGCGCTAAATCAGTTAGTTCAAACGTTCTCATAATAGTAGTAATTTGTTCCCGTGAAAATGTTTTATTTACATTTCTAGCCCATTCACTAATAGTTGCCTCGCGTATACCCATTTCTTTATGTGCTGTCTTAAAATCCCATCCACGTTGTTTCAGTAGGAAATTAAGATGACATTCTATAACGATATTCATTTCAATAAACCTCCAGATGTATCCTTTGTATTCTTATTATAAGGAGTGATTACGATATGTGCAATTACGAAAATCGAATTTATTTGTTTACAAATACGAATTTCGCATCTATAATAGAAATATAAAGAAGAACACAAAGGAGACGATACATAATGAACAAACTAATTGGATGCAAGGTATTTGGAAATTGGGGTATGGCAGGATGGGATTATGGAATTGTTGTAAATGAATTTTCTGACTCTCTAGGTACAGACGTTACTATTGAATGGGAGGACGGACGACAACAAACTGTGGACGAAAAAGATATTGTAGAAATCAATGACGATACTGATATTGAAACTGTAGGCTTTTACATCGATGTAAAAGGAGAATACCTTTCATCGAATATAAATGTTCAAATCACCAAAGAAGCCAGACTTCCAAAGGAATCAATTAATCAAGCCGTTACTAATAAATCCAACCACTCACCACGAATCACAAACTATGATTTACTTGATGACCTAGACAAACTTAGAGCATTAACTTCTTGTCTTGTAGACGCTATTGAGTCTCTTAATGCGCGGACATATGGATATAATTCATTGCTGATATCCGAACAGCAACGTGCTAAAACTATATTCTTTGAAGAATTAAACACAAATAATGTAAAAATTACTTCGGCAATTATCAATAAGGCTAAACGACTTTCTTGGAATACTTTAGCTTCCTTACTGCATGAATGTATTGGCAATAAATAAACTTGTTAAAAAGGAGAGGAAGACAAATGACCTATTTAGTTATGTGGGAAGTAAGGATTCCATACAAACATAAAAACAGTAGAATACTGCATTATAAAATAAGGAAATATAACAAACCCGCTCAAACACTCGAAGATGCTGAAAAAATAAAGTTAGAAAAAGAGAAATAGGGCTATTGGGTGAAGATCATTAAAGAATAAGACTTAATAAATTGAGGAGAATGTGAAAATTAATGAAAAACATACGAGTAGTCAAACAAAACGGATCAACCATCATACATAAACTAGGAACCAACTTAGACATTCTTGAACTATTACGGCTTTCCAAATGGATAGAGTAGATTACGAAGGCAAGTATGTCTATATACATCTAAAAGGGTGAATTAAATGAGTTTATGGAGACTCAAAGATAAAATATCGTTTTTATTAAGTGTTACGTTGTGGCTGGTCGGTATAGTAAAAATTTATTTTTAATCTCTATATACAAATATAATTAAAATGTTTCACGTGGAACAATAATTTATTAAAGGTGGGAATATTAATGGGAAACTTGATGAATAAATATAGTGAGTGGAGAAAAGTATCAGAACAAATGTTAGAGGATGGTTTCAGTGGTTCTGTTGATTGCGGAGAATCTATAGTTAGAGATGATTTTTCTCAATACGCAAAACTTGAATCAACAATTAGCTTTGATGATATGTTTGCTATAGAACTGGAATATGATACAATGTTTTAAAAGTGATTCATTTAACAAGGAGGTCTGAAGCTATGAAAGTAGTAGAAATGGACATAAAAATGACAACGAAAAAAGTTATTGAAAGCTTATTATCAGAAAATCCATCTCTCTCTATTTCCACAGATGAAGAATACTATTTTATTTACGGACAGATAATAAGTCATTTAACCTATCTGTTGTACAAACAAGAAATAAAATATGTTCACGGTACTGGGAACTATGGATATACAATTAAGCAATGGAAAGAAAAATTTGAAAGATGTAATAGTCCAAAAGCTCAAAAGACACAAGTCGAAAACTTTATGAAAGAATACGCTTATTTAATCGACTTAGAAAATAGACATCTAAGAAATGGGTTAGCAATGTTTTTTGGATATCGACCAGATAAACCTATGGTGAAATTTGGTTACAAATATTACGCATATGGCACTGCCGTTTCAACGCTTTTTTTGAAAGATGCTACACAGATTTCTGATTTTAATTTGAATATTAGTTTAGAGTAGAAAATTAAAATAACCGTAACATAAGATGTACAAAAGAAAACTTAATACATATGGAAAATACAACCGTCTAAAAAGGCGGTTTTTTATTGTTTTAACATACAAAAATAATTAAATATATTGAAATATATAACGAATTATGTTATAATAAGTACATAAAGAAGAAACGATAACGAGGTGAAAACACAATGAGTCAATCTAAATTAGCAGTATTAAAAAGCCAATGGCAGCGCAAGCAAGTGTTAAAGGCCCAAACTGTATTTGGTCACCTAGTACTGAGATAATTTTAAATCAATAAACAAATATAAATAAATATATAAAGGTGGTAATTAAAATGACAAACTTCAACAGTATGAATATGGCAGACAAATTAGACTGGCTGTCTGAATCTCTAGCAACTGAAATTGCTAGGGTCGCATATACATCTTGGAAGCACTTGAACGATGAACAAAAAGAATTGGTAAAAGTGGCATTTCATGAAGATTTGAATTCTAACAACATTGATGTTACCGACGAACTCATTAAAGCAGTAAAAGCGGAGTTCACAGGATCTCCTATGGCTTCAATGCTTGTCGAATACATAAGTAAGTTTGCAAAGGTAACGAAACAACTTAAATCGGAGTCCAAAGCAACAATCATTAAATTTAATGAATTCGGCTTTCCTGTGATTCTTCATACAGTTATTAAAGGTTTCGAGATTAAACCCTACGCACAATATAATGATTCACTTGTAATTGAACATAAGCCAAAACAAAGACGAAAAGTGTGGGAAACAAGGGTTTTGCCTTATGAGGAATTAATGATATATGACGGATGGGTTGATATTGATACTGAAAAAGCTTTGCATAATATCATTAAGTCTGATGATTATGTAACAGTTAAACAATCCAAATATGGCTGTTTCGATAAGCGTTTTCTGAGTGATATTAAAGATTTAATCCATAAAGAACCATTAGTATTAATAAAATGATAATTAGATTCCTATATACAAAAATAATTAAATGTGTTATAATTAATGTATAAATAAGAAGAGGTGATTCGGATGTATTATGGTGATAAGAGAGAGTCAAAAGTAAACATTGCTAGAGTACTTGTTGAAAAGGGTTGGAAAATTTACGGTTACAAAAATGATGAATCTAATATGATGGTTGACTATTACTCACCAGCAGACTGGGGCGGAATTGCTGAAAAAGATGGATTTATTCTTTGCATTGATCAATCTAGTTTGTCCTATAGCGGATATGAACAAAAAGAATACATAGGTGGTAATGCTGAATATAAAACTAATGCACGTATTCAAAAACTTGAGGCAATGATGAATGATGAGGCTTCAACTGATAATGAAAAGGCTTCTTGTGCAGTATTGATTGAGAAGGAAAAAGAAAAGGCAGGAATGATTGAGAAGTATAAAGTTGTTGAAACGTATCCTACATTTTCGCATCCAAATCCTAAAAGTTGTTCGTGGCATATTGAAAAAGACGGTCAAATTATCGCTAAGGGTACAGGCGTATTCGCTTGCTATCAAAATAATGACCATATTGAAACTAATCGTATCGAACGTGATACTAAAATAAATAAATTGATTGCACGTTTTGAAAAAGCAATTAAAGATACAGGTGCATTAAAAGGTGAAGTGGTTAAGGTTGAAAAGAAAGTTATTAAACCAGTTGAAAAAGAAGATAAAACTATTAACGTTGACGATGTTTTATCCTTCTCTTATCATGGACATTATTGGGTAGTTACTGAAGTTTATAAAAACAAAAATAATTATACTTGTATTGTTTATGAACTCTTAGGAAGTGCAAAGCGTGGCTACCAGCGTTTGAAATGGACAAATACTACACGATACTATGAAACATTGGATAGACTTAACAAAGGAATGGAAGAAGGGAAAGTAAAAGTACACACCTTGCAAGAGGTAATAGAATACCAAGAAAAAACAGTGTTTAAGAAGACATCTCGTAAGCAGAACGTTTCTAATGTTCCAGCCATTGAAACCACAGAAGAAACACAAGAAACAGTAAGTGACAACACAGAAGAAAACGAAGTTGAAGAACCAGCTACAACTAGACAACTATGGGCATTACATTGCGCTACCAAACTTGACACTAGAGGAATGAAAATTAGCAAAACAAAAGCGTCCGAATTGATTACAAAGTCAAAAGCAGGACATAACATTATATTAGAAGTAAAGGCGCATATGAACACTAATGAAACAATTGCACCAGATAAAGAAAATGGATTAATTGGTAAATCAGGAGAGGTAACGGAGACAAATAATTATAACGAATCACAAATCTATGAAAGCATTGATATTGAAGATCTGGATCAGTATACCGTTTCTGATGAACTTCAAGCGCGTTTACATTCTTCCAGTATGTTTCAAGTGGATTATAAAAAAGATTGCTATAATACCTTTTTAGAGATTCAGGAAATAGCTAAGAAGACAATTGATGAAGTAAATGATACATCTATCCAGTACCAGATTAAAAAATACCTTCAGTCATTTAAAAAACGATACTATGAAAAATACATCGAGATTTTAAATCATCGTGCAAATAATCCATCATGGGCCGTCACTGGTCGTGGAGGGCTGAACGTCAGACGCTATAACAAAATGCAAGACAGATATGGGAATATGTTGGGTGAGTTTTCAAAGATGAGACAAGGATTCGAAAATAAAATGAACAGATTTAGGGATTCAGTTAGACAAGTAGAGCAAGATAAAATTAAGAAAGCAGTAAATAATGTTACGACTACTCTAGAATTTAAAGTAGAACAAAAGGAAATTAATGTTGCTGGGTACAAAGAGAAAGTAAGAACATATAACTATAAAAATTATATGATAGCAAAATCATGGGGAATGTTTCGGGTGTTTAAGGATGGAAAAGAGGTAGAAACCACACTTAAGACAACAAGTAGATTAGATGAAGCTAAGCAATTTGTCAATTATTTAGTTGGAAAAGAAGAGCAGGTAACAGATGAAGCAATAAATAACAGCGATAATAAAAGACGAATTTTACAAGAAGAATCAGGAAGTAAAAATAGCAATCAGCAGCAATATATTAGCAAGATTAATAAGCAAATCGAGTCAGCACAAAGGAAAGTGAATGCCTTGTCTGGTGATTATTTAACTAACACATGGAAACGCCAGCAAGAAGCAGCAAGCCGAGAACAGAAAAAAGATAATTTGAACTTAGAAATTAGTATTCTGGAACATCTAAAAGAAAAGGCAACTAATAACATAATGAATGAATTCGACATAGCTCTATTAGTGGGTAGCTTTAGGGAAGATATGAGAGTCAAATATAAATCAAGAGGTAAGCACAATTATGAAGTAAAATATCCGACTATTAATCCAGATATCGATGTTAACGGCTGGTGGAATCTAGAGGTTCCGAAATTGCAGAAGCGCTTGAACAAAGCAGGAATACACAATACAGAGCAATACAATGAAGCAATAGATAAATATGCTGCACTTGTAAAAGCTATAGAAAGACCAGTCAATCCAATACAACAGAAGATTAAGAAAATGGAAAGTGAAGCTAAGCTCCGTAAAATTGATGGATATTTTCCGACACCTAAAACAATTGTTCAACGCATGATTGAATTGGCAGACATACAAGATAGTGAAACCTATTTAGCCCCCTAG